GCCCATCACAAAGAATGTATTCTTCGTCCCTAATGTCAGCAAACAAAGCCAAAGGGTTTTTTTTGTCAAACCAAAACATCCTACTGCCACAACAGGCATCTAATATTATTTTTGTTTCACTCATTTCTTTATCGTTTTGAATTAATTCCGTTTTATCTTTATGATATTAATCTTTCCTCAACGCACCAACATAGCATTTCATAAGATGCGTCAATTAATGAGTAAGATAAAAATTCTTGATAATAATCAAATTCGTCCGACATAGAATAACAAATATGCCAACAATTGTCACTAAAATACATTGTAATCCAATAAGTATCCGTTCCTGTTTTTATCTCTTTTGGCAACAGTTTCAAGATGTCAAGAAAAGTAAATGCAGGAATACAATGTTCTTTTCTGAACGGTTCCTTGAAAGTTTTCCACTCTCGTAAAGATAATTGTGGTTGTTTGCCTTCCTCATAAGGATATAACATCCAAGTCATTGATGCGTTACCTGTATTCACTCCAAGTTCTTGCAGGTGTTTCATTTTGTCAACAGACAGTACATTCTCCAAAATTTCCATCAGTTAAAATATTTTTAGTTTTATTTGATACGCTTGCAGTAATATATCTGTTAGTCGTTCTTATATCAGAATGACCAGCCATAGATTTAAGTTCTGCTTCTGGTATTCCCATATTAGCCCATCTTGTAATAGCTGTTCTACGTCCTGTATGTGTTTTGATGAACTGGTACTTCGGCCCTTTCATAAGTACATTTGCCCGTCTTACAAATACCTGCTTGTTTATACCTGCTCTACATCCAAGAGTTGGTAGAACTTCATTCATAGTAGTCTTTAAGGAAGATTCTATGTTGTATTTATCGAACGATCTAACCTCTTTTATCATTTCTATAATCTTGAAAGGTACGGGAACCTCAACGTTCTTACCTGTCTTTTTTGATATATACGAAATAACATTTCCCTCCATCATAGAATCTTTCAATCTGAAAATATCGGAATATCTCATGGCAGTATAGCATTGTATCAGAAACAATTTCTTTACAATTTTTTCCGTAACGTCAAACGGCTCGACATTCCAGAATAATTCTATTTCTTCATCCGTAAGAGATATATTTGAAGGAGATTTTACGTTGAGTGAGATAATATAATCATTGATATATTTGCTCATCTCTTTTGATTCGGACAATATTCTTTTAAGCATTAAAAGATATGCCTTTTGGGATGATTCGCTTATCTTTCTCTTTGATTTTATAACATTGATCATATCATCTATCATGTCACGATTGACAGGCTTTTCAACGGACGGAACTTCCTTGAACGTAGGAATGGCATCATTAAAATCATACTCGTCATAAAGCTGATTGGTAAGATATGGCATTATATGTTTGGATAATGCTTCAAATCTTACCTTTCCGCTTCTTGTCTTTGTATTATTCAACTTTTCTATCAATACGCCTACGGTCATAATTGAAGGGCTATATTCGTTCTGAATTGTTTCAAGTCTGTTTTTTAAATCCTCAATCAACCTGTTCTGTGATTCTATCGTCTTGTTTAACCTATCTATTGTTTCAGCGAGAATCTGAATTGTTCTTTCTTCGTTTTCCATGAGTTATATATTTTTGTTGCAAAAATAATAAAACGGTATATTCGATAGGTTAAACAATAGTTACCAACTCTTAAAAATGTTTACTACGACCATTAATTTATAATTACCCTCTTCATTAATGATACATATAGGAGCATTATTCTCAGGATTGGTATATGCCAATGTGACATAATCCCCAGGGAACACTTTCAATGCGTTAATCATCTTTTCAATATTCAGATTGCAATCCAAACGCCCTTGACAATATCCTTCAATTCCGACATTTTCCGATATTTTATACCCTGTATCATTTGTGTATGTTATATCCATTTTATTATCTCCCTCCCTGCAAACAAAATGTGATATGTTATACACATCTGACATTACCTTTATTCTTGAAAGGGAATCTATCAAGTCGCTAGTTCTTGCTTTAATAAAGTAATTAAAGTTTGATTTTATATTGTTTACCAATGGTGTGTAGTTTACAAACTTAACCTCCATCAGCGTACAATTAAAGACAGAACCGAAATCCCCATAATATATAGACATCACCCTTTCATCATCAGATACAGAAACAGTTACATTTTCTTCTGACAACATTTCAAGAAAGGATAACGCTTCCTTTACCGAAGTAGGCATTACATTTATGCACAAGTCCTTTGATATATCCGGCTGACATTCTATAACATCTCTTACAAATACAATCTTATCGGACGAACATATATCAATGCAATTATTGGAACAAATAAAATTTATCCCCACTCCACTAAGGCTGGTCACAACGTCACTGATATCATTAAATCCTATGTTCCTTTTTAATGCTCTATACAGATCATTCCTGTTCACGTTGACCCTTATCCCGGTACCACGCTTACCTATTTTAATATCAGGATAAGATTCCACATCTTCTGCAAAGAAAGACGCTTCACTGCCATTGTAAGAGAATATTATATCCTTATCATATATCTTTACCGTAACAATGGAATCCTTTACTGTTTTGAGTAACTTTACAAGTCTTATTCCGTCTACTGCAAACTCCTGCCCGTCATTGCAGTCTGAATCAATAACGGGAATAATCAAACGCATCTCATTGAGGTTGTTGTATGAAGTAACCTCTATCGCATTCTCTGATGCTATATATTTAAAACGAAAACATTTCAATATCGTCAAGCCTGTATCGGAAAGACAGGCTTTGGCTGAGTTTAATGTTGAATATAAAACTTTTCTATCAAAAACTATCTTATTCATAAATGTAAAATTCAAATGTATTCAATCCAAAAAAAATGTTCTCTTTTATCAAGGTAATTCATGTCGTTCTCGTTATCAGGCATTAATGTACATTTTCACACATACATTTTAGAACGTTAATCCGTTCGGGGCGATACCAACGCCCGATATCAGCTATCATAAAAGAATCACCGAATACTTTTCTACCAATATTAAGCGCACCATTCACATCGGCATTGATAACCTTTCCAACTGCCGACTTGAACAGTCCTCGCTTGACGCGCTTGCCGAGATAGCTATCATGCTTGCATATATCCTCCATAGATAGAGCGTCACATTTACTTGTGTAGCTTTCCTCATGTTCGACATAGCTGATACCTGCAATCTCACACTTGTATCTAAGGCAACTTCTCAACCTCGCAAAAGGGATGAATGTAAACTTCTGATTGTTTACTCCGCCCATATTGACGGATTTCTTCCATCCTTTGTTGTAGCCTACAGCAAGAGTGCCTACATGGTGTGATACAAGATAATCAACGATACGCCTGCTGGTCTTGTGCATCGCATCATTCATAAACCGTTCACGTTTCTCATACATCTTTCTCATCCTGTTTGTCAGTTTCTCTATCCCATGCCTGTCCTTTATGGATTGCAGCATGTATAATGTTTTGTTAAACCATCTGTTGTATGACTTGACAACCTTGCCTGAAAACAGCAGCGCATTGCATCCGCACACCAGTGTGACAAGGTTGTTCACACCCAAGTCTATCGAAGCCATACCCGTACCGACATTATCCGAACAGCCACAATCATATACAACCTCCACGGTCATGTATGTACGCTTTGGAATTATCCTAACCTGTTTGAACCGTTCGATTCTGTCCTTGTACTTCTCCCATTGCGGAACGGGTATTTTCAAGTCACGGTCAAGGATTATATACCCGTCATGTATCCTGCACGACTGGTTGGTATATATCGCATTACTCATCCCACCACGTTTGTGATAGCATGGCAGTTCGGGCTTACCGTTATACTTCCCTGGATTCTTAGACCAATCCTTTACAGCCTTGACATATCCCTTCATTGCCTTGTCAAGCACGCGTAATGTCTGTTGGGCTACGTGTGATTTCACAAGCCTGTAATTTACCGTACCTTCAAGGTTGGTGACATTTTTCATTATCCTGTCCAAGTCGGGATAGAACAGCCACCTGTCGTTATCCTTCAACTCGTTACGGACAATATACAACGCCTGGTTGTACAGGTTATTCGTGACACGGCAGATAGCGCAAAGCCTGTCGGAATGGTTGATGTCAAATTTATAAACTAATTGCATATTAGCCAGTATTATGTTTTGCCAGTAAAAAGAAGAACAGGGAAGCCGTACTGACTTCGGCTTGTCGGAAGGTAGCTACTCCGTTCCTATCCCTGTATGGTGCAAATGTAATACTATATAACGATATTAGGAAATATTATGTGTTAAATTTTTATAATTGTGTTCGTTTGTTCCTTAATGCCTTGTTATATATAACTTTCATTGAAACAGCTCTTTAATTATTTTTTCAAAACTTACTTTTGTACTGCTGTTACGTAAACAGTAATCCTTAACCTGCAATGTATTCGACATTATAGGCTGACCACGCTCGATAGCGTCAAGTATATTCCACAACATTTCCTTAGACCATACGAAATATCCTCTAAAGAAATATGTAGCCATCACATCAGCCTGTTCTATTATATGATTACGGTCATGGTTACTGTCAGGCATTTTAAGTTCTATGCCATATATCTTACCGTCATGTATATAAGCAAGGTCAGGCATACTTTTCTTTGCCCCTAGAGCACGGAACTCAGCCGACTTGTTACCACTTACAGCAGGATGGAGAAGTTCGGAAAAGAATGCTACAAGCAATCCCCTGCATCCTTTACCTTCCTTCTCGTTCCTGTAACTAACTACTATATCTTTCTGCATTTTCTTTTCTTCCGCAGATCGTTTTTCCTCAGCCATAATAAAAAAATTGTATTTGGCAAAGGTATCACGAAATGTGATATGTGAAAAGGGAAAAAGGTTAAAGTTTGTTATCAACCATCTCAAATCCTTCACACATGTCATGTCCGCTGTTTCTTATCTTCATGGCAACGTGTTTTTCAAACCAAGGAATATAACATACGTATCCAACAAACAAACCATCTACAATAACTGTGTATCTATGCTTGCAGCGACAGCAGCAATACTCTCCGTTCCTGCAAGGCTTTGTGTTGCTATTTTGCAAGATCATCCAAAGAAATGTTTTCTGACAAGAAATCGTCCGTGCATTGTTTTACCACATCATCGAACCGCAAATCGCAATACTCGTCAATCCAGTCACCTATGAAGTATAGTTTGTTACTTCCTGCAATAATACCAAACAGAATAGGGTCTTTTCTTTTTTCCACCTCTTCTTTTTTCTTGTCAGACGATAAATCTGTTCCGTTGTTATCAAAGTCGTAGTGGAGAATGACATAATTATCAAATATTTCATATTTGTCTATGTCCGTCTTTTTCCTAATTATGTCAAATGGTATGATTCTTGTATAGTCAGATATGTAATCAAGGCATAGATTTTTCGGACATCCTTTTGCAAACTTCATAAGATTTTCCTCTGATATAGCCTTGTATAATCCTTTACTGAACAATATGCTTTCGTATTTACATATCACCATGTTTCGGAACAGTTTTTCTTTCAAGGCGTGTTGACCGGATCTTTCAGCATAACCTAGCATCAGTATATAGTCTTTTATTCTATCCCTGTATTGCTTCATCTCGTTCTCTGTCTGTATCTTCACCTCAGAAAAGAAATGTATTACGTCAAACTTGGATCTTCTATATTCGTCTACATAATCCTTAATCTTTTTAAACCATGAGTTTTCCTTATGGTTTATGCCAAGAAGAGAGGTTCTTACTTGCTTGTGTTCCTGGTTTGTTTTTACAGAATCAAGCATTGTAGGTGAAACGGTAAGATTAAATTCCGCCACTCCTTCCTTGTCATTGCTTTCCATGTATTGTTTTAGGAAATCGTAAGACATTACACTTGGATTAGGATCTTTCTGCTCTATAACGGCATATTTGGGCAGATTAAAGTCAAGCCTTATAGCTTCATGAAACAAGGCAATTTTACCATCGCTGTTAAGTAAATTTTTTCCCATGATTAAATGTTTAAGTATTGTTTTATTTCTTTTTCTAACTTGTCCAATGTACTGTTTACCAATCCATCCCATTCTTTACCATAAACAGGAATACTCCTTTTTACTGTAGAGTGAAAAGAGATTTGATTCCCTAAAGGAAGATCAAAATATACAATAAAAGAAGCTCTTTTTCCCTTATCCTCTGAGCATCCAAAAGATAACTTACTTTCGTTATATATTTCGATAAGTTTGTCAATCAAATCTTCTTTCTTTGCGTACATTTTATCTGAGTAGGGAAATGGAGCGTCTTTAGCCTTTATATTGTAATCTTGTATCTCCAATGCAACACGGTAAATTTTAGCCGTAAAATCTCCTTGTTTTATCTTTTTATTAAGCATTAATTTTACCTTTCTTGTACCTATGCCGCACATATTTTCACGTTTCAATTTTAGCATGGCTATCAATTTCCTGTTTTTCTCCAAGGCTTCTTCCTTTGCTTCCCTTTGTCTTTTACAATCTTCTATTACGGAAACATAATTTTCTTTTATCCCGAAAACGTCCATTCCGCCAAAACAAAATGTTTCAATATCTAAGATTGTATTCTTTTCCATCCCAAGAAAATCTATAAGCCTTTTGTCTATGCCAAAAATATTCGTGTAATGTCTAAGATGTGACACGCAAACAATATATTCCGGGTTATGGGAACATTCAATCTCATCAAACACTTCCCAAGGATTAATGTTGTTTTTCATAATGTTATTTTCTTGTTTCTTTGAATATAACCCCATATAAACTTGCTGGAATATCCGCATTCTTTCATGGCTTTACGAAAATCAGTTTCCGTATTTCTGATATACAACTGCCGTATCGCCCAATAAGTATTGTATCCTTTAAGTTCCGCATACTGGAAAAATTGAGTAGGCGTCATTTGCTCGAACTTTAAATCTCCTACTAGTTCTTGTAGTTCCGCCATTCTTATTTCCTTTTCGGTTGGATATACATATCCGCAGAAAGGGCATTCCGAAGCGGTTATGGCAATATATTTACCACACTGTTTACACTCTTTCACTCCTTGTATCCCTTCACATTTTCCCTTGTTATGCCATAAAGCCCATTGACGTTCTTTCTCAAACTTGCCGAGCCGTGATATGTTACCACCGAAGTCTAGGAGAAATGCTTCCGTCTTGTTTGGGTGAAGCCGGATAGCCCTGCCGGTTGCCTGGATATAAAACTGAACGGATTGTGTAGCACGGTTTAATATGCAAACCTCTATACTTGTTTCATCGTATCCCGTAGACAATATACCACTGTTGCATATAACGGTGAATTTATCGTCATGGAAATCCTTGATAAGCTGTTCCCTGTTTCCTGTAAGATGCTTGTATTTTTCATATAACTCCAACTCATCCGGCTTGTTCTTGTCTATACCTGATATGAGGAATTTTGCAGGAATGCCAGCTTCATTAAATTCAGCGCACATCCTTATCGCATTTGCCTGTGTGGCATCAAAACATATTGCCTTTTTCATCGGGCAGATACGCATATAGTTTTCAATCACCCCCTTGTACTGTACAGACTTGTTGAACACTGCCCCCATCTGCCTGCTATCAAAGTCACCTGTACGATAATCGGTATTAACCTTAGACAAGTCGGGTGCATCAACCGTAAACGTTCTCAACTTGGTTATGTTTCCCCGGTCCATCATATCCTGTATCTGGGCAGTTTCTACAATCTCTTCATAGTTCATGCCAAGCTGCCTTTGGTTCCCACTTCTCATCGGAGTTCCTGTAAGACCTACTACATACTTATCATCAAGCAAACCAGATTCAAAGAGATAATCTGCGTCAGACGAGTGCGCTTCGTCTATTAGGCAGAGAGATACACTCTTAACCCATTCAACCCATTCGGGCTTTTCTAGCCTTCTACGGAGAGTTTGAGCCATTGCGGATACTACTAGACCTTTGGGTATGTTCCTGTGCTTAGGAGAGATGTATTCAGCCTGTATGCCAACTCTTTCCAACGTTCCCCCTGTCTGTGTCATAAGTTCAGATCTGTGGGATACGATAAGCACCTTATTCCCCTTTTCGACAGCACCTTTAGCCATAAAACTCATTATGACCGTTTTGCCGTAACTTACACAGGCTGAGAATATGACGTGTTTATGATTAGTCAGGGCATTTCTCAGACGGGTTATCCCCACCTCTTGGTAATCCCTTAGCCTGATTTCGTTTGTACTCATTTTCTTGTATTATTCTTTCAAGTTCGTTTTTCAATGCAATCACAAAAGCCATGCACTCTTCTCCTTCAAACTGCTTGACAAACTGCCTTGCGGCATCTTCGTAATCAGGAACACATTCCTTTTTAAAGTATTCCTCATTGTCTTGAAGAACCATCCAATCCTCGAAGTGGTGGTTTGGCTTTTTCTTGAATATGTGAAGCAAAATGGCAGTGTCGCTATTTAGTTTGATCAGCTTCCTGTCATAGTTTTCAAAGTTGTCAACGTAATCCGTATTCATCTTCGTAAAACAATTTAAAGTTTCTCCATCTATGCCCGTTTTTCCCCTTACAGAAAGAACTGCATGAGCGTTGTGGCATACCTAATTTCCTCTCACAGTCACAACAGGCTTCAAAGCATAGGAATCTGTTCGTGCCATCCTCTATCGCAATGACAGCCCTTGTATTGTTTCTATGACCGAGATAAGAACCGTTTTCCTTTCTTTTTTTTATGAGTTCCTTCATAAGAACTCTTTTCTTTTCACGTTCCTCATCCGATACTTCCCTTCCTTTCTTGAATCCGTAATTATGACCTTTGACGAACCTTCCTTTTTCGTCACGGTAAGATATTGGATAATCTATCCATAATTCGCTAATTGCTGGCATTGAAATCTAACTTTAGTTTTACAATTTCATCACTCATGGCATGTACTCTTTTCAGCCATGCCATTTTCCATGCTTCTTTTCCTATACCATATATACGATATATATCATCTCCTGCATCATCAAATTTGATAGGAGTGCAGCTTGTTGACTTACATTTCGTTCCGTCCATAAGTTCAACATCACCTACACCCCCATTGAGCATGATAAAGTTGATATTGTTTTCTATGGCAAGATAGGGGATGATTATTTCATCCCCACGATTAGGTTTGTTGTGCTTGATTAATGTAGTCATGGCAATTTAGACAATAATTCTTCTTGAATAACCTATATCATTTTGGCATTCTACTTTTTGGGCTAATGCCTGATAATCAACGTGTTCAATAAATTATCTTATTTTTGTGTAAACTCTGCAATTACCTGTTACATATTTGAAACACCAACAAAGTCATTTACTTTGCTTATTGGGTATTTTTTCGCATCCCGTTCGTTGAATGAAAGATAAGATAGAGCCATTTGTAACTTATCCTCCATCCTGTCTATATCATCTTTATAATCGCTTCTGTCAAGTTCCCAATACAAAAGTCTTGACGGATCGTTAACTGGGCGTAAATCAAACGGATCATCATCAGATTTACCGTCATATACGATATAATACATTTTATCTACATCGGGATGGGAAAGAAAATGCGACATTAGCTGCCAATAGTATTCCTCTATCGCCTGTTCCTTTGTTGCTTCTCTCAAATATTCAATCTTACTTTCAGAAGTAAAGCATTTCACTTCGGCTATATAAGATAATTTACCATTGACATCAAATCCATATCCATCGGGAGAATCACCATATCCATCATAGATATTATCGACAAAAACAATTTCGTCAAAATCATCCGCACAGGACATTAGTTTGGAGAACGTGTTATGGTTAAAACACTCGATAGCGTCTTTTTCATGATCCTTTCCCCACTCCATGTCAGAAGTGGATATATGTCGGCATGGTTTGTTTAACCTTCTTTCCCTTGCAACCTGATAAAGATAAGATATAGCTGTATCCCCGAAAGGAACATCAACTGTCTTTCTCTTTACACCCTGTTTTTTTGCAACCTCTAGTTCGGAAGGTGACATTTCCCTTCTCCCGGAAACCATAAGTTTTCCAATGGCGGAAGAGGTGATTTTACCACACCTCTTCATAAGCCATAATTTTTCTTTTTCTTCCGCTTCCATCATTTCTTAGTCGCTTCGTTAAACAATTTCATAGCTTCCTCATCCACATCATAGCTTGCCGTGATGTATCCAATGTCGCATTTCCCACTTTTCAATGCTTCCAATGCAGCCTTGAACTTATCAGAGTTCACCGTCATTTTCTCTTTCTGTGGTGGTGGCGGAACATCACGCCCTATACGCAATCCGTAGACCTTTCCTCCATCGCTTGGGTCACGTGTCAGTTCCTTGCATAATATGACACGAAAATCACGGATGGTTTCAGGATAATCAGTCTGAGCCAGCTTAGTAAGGCGTTTGCGGTTCGTACTGTTCAATAGCATAGGTTTAGGAACAAGGTTTGTTTCTTTAAAGTAAGCAATCCATGATGGTTTCTTGCTACCTTGTACCTTTGCATTCTCATCCCAAACAATATGTGATATGGTAGCAATAACAGATTGGCCGTTAGGTAGTATTTCTACTCCCACATAATCAGATTGGCTCCCTGTCCTCCAATGATGGAGAAGTTGGTTTTGTTGTTCGTTAGGCATAATTATTGGATATTACTTGTTGAAACTATAGTTGCACTCCCTGTCTTATCTACAATTACATTTTTATCACCTATAACAGCTTCCGTCTTGTCGCCACTAGGAAACTCTGGTAAATATTTATTATCTTCCTCATATAGATAAACATCCATGATAGCGGTTTCGGCTACGGATGCAATCACGTAGTCTGCCATTGTACCTTTCATTCCTTCGTCCAGTTTCTTTACAGCATCTCGAAGGTCGGAAGCCTGTACCAGTACAGTAGTGGAAGTCTTTTTCTCCGCTCCGCTTTTTTCGTCTAGCGTAATGAAGAACAGCTTGCACTTAAACCATCGGTCGGCTGCATCTTCCTCAGATGAGAATAGTTCGCTGTAGTTGGCTCGTTTGATGTCCGAAACAGTGAACTCTCCACTAATAAACGGTGTCATTTCAGATATAATACGTGCTTCTGCCTCAGTAAAGCTAAGCGCATCCACCAAAAATTGTTCCGTTACTTTCTTGTTTACACCATTTTCCATTATCTTTTCGTAACGGATTTTGCATTCAAAAAAATTCATCATAATAATTAAAGTTTAAATTCTTTTTATTTCCATATTTTATTTATCACATAATTTCATAAAACACATCCATATCGTCTTACTTTGTCTACCAGTTGTATGTCCAAATAGAGGTTTGAAAGGAATAACAGACAAAACATCTGATGCTTTTATCTCGCTTTCATTCCATTTGAAGATAAGTGTACCATTCGGTTTTAATACCCTCATGCACTCCTTGAAACCTTCATGAATAATACTTTTCCAATCATCAGGCAACTTACCATATTTCTTTGCCATCCATGAATTTTCTCCAAGTGTTTTCAGGTGTGGTGGATCAAATACAACTTGATAGAAAGAATTATCTTCAAATGGTAAATTAGTAAAATCTGCGATAATATCAGGTTTTACCTCTATAGTCCTTATCTTATCCCTATCTTTGGCCGTAAGTGTTTCTGAACGTTTGTCAACAAATAACACATTAGGATTTTGTTTATCAAACCAAAACATACGACTACCACAACAAGCATCCAATATTAATTTATCGTTTTTCATTTTTCATTCATAATTATTTACTTACTGTTATTGATGTGTAGATCACATTTATGAGGGGCGTGACAGAATCGAACTGTCCTCCTCTACAATGCCGCGCGTCACATTAGTCACACCAGCCAAACGCCCCATTTTCGCCCACCCTATCTTCACAGACCGGGAAGGCATAAAGTTTATAAGCAAATGAATCTATATCAAATCAGTCAACCCAAATTTAATTTTAATTACATTGATTATGGATTTATACTGCTTCTCGTAGACTGTTCCCGAATGTGTTTCCTCCACTTTCTTTTCAAATTCTTCAATGCTACCACGAAAACATCCACAGATTATTTCCACTTTCTTTTCTTTTGTCATATATGCGTGAGTGTGGCGATTGCATGAGCCGAAACCGTCAAATCCGCAATGCTCGTTGTCGTTTTCTATATCAGCATCTCCGGACACCCAAGCATTGCCGGACACCCAAGCATCGCCGGACACCCGAGCATTGCCGAACACCCGAGCATCTCCAGACACCCAAGCATATCCAGACACCAAAGCATCTCCAAACACCCAAGCATTGCTGGACACCCAAGCATTGTCGGACACCCAAGCATCGCCGGACACCCGAGCATTGTCGGACACCCAAGCATCGCCGGACACCCGAGCATTGCTGGACACCCGAGCATTGCCGAACACCCGAGCATTGCCGAACACCCAAGCGTCATTTTCTTGGTCTAAGTTCCCTTCTTTCTCAACATATCCTCCAAAATCACCTTTTTGGGCATATTTGAAAGATTTTGTACACTTTATTTGGAATAACTTTATTCCAAAAGAATTGATTACAAACTTATCTGTTAGTATAAATTTTTTTTCCATACTTCAATCAGAATTGAAATTATCCTCACCACTTGGTTCTTCCTCCGGCATATCATTACCGAAATCCATAGGAATGAACCAATCTGAAATATAGTCTTGCATGATTTAATCCTCCTTTTGGCTACTTAGCCATTCTTTATAATCTTTCTCGTAATATTGGGGTATTATACCTTTCCTCATAAAGTCTATGTATTCTTGTACAGTACAATCATCCCAATCAACTCCGTTATCTGGTATATCTTCCGTTTCTGATGTACAAAGAGTGTATTCAAATGGATTATACCCACTGTTAAGCCCATATTCTTCAACTATCTTGATTACATTTTCATCAGTGGTTATTTGTTTGATTTCACTTTCAGCCACACACCCGGATATTTCAGAGTGCTTGCCAAGTACTTCACCGAAGTAAACACTGATTTTGTTATTCACTAAGTATTCGACATCTTCTGTGTCTGCAATAAATACTCCTTCAAGATTGCCCATTCTTCCGCAATCGAAGTCCATTTTAAATAATGATTTCATAAATTTACTCCTGTTCTTGTTTGAAATATTCGTACTTTATCTCTCCATTTACGATCATGTCCATGATTTCTTCATCGGAAGATGTGGCTATCTTCATCATAAACTCATCTTTCTTCACCTTTTCAATATCTTCATTTTCAGTATTTCCCACCTTTTCCAACTTTTCCATCTTTTCTGCCTTTTCAGACATATAAGACACAGCATCTTTAGCTATTTTCAAGGCATACTCTGAATCGTATAAAGACATCATGGATTGAATATATATTCCGTTAATCCTATCAAATATTTCCTGTTGTGGAAGGCTTAGAAACTTTGCCGTATTCGCTCCCATCATCACCTTTATCTGCCAAGATGTTTTTATATTCACTACGTGAAGCCATCCCTCTTTGATAGGGCTTTTAATAATATAAAAGTCACCTACAATATATCCTTCGTCTATTTCTTTCTTTTTCATGATTTTATAATTTGTATTTTTCCAAAACAAGAATCATTTTATGATCTTCAATGGCTGATTTTATGGTATCATCAATCATCTTGTTGTGCGTTTCTGAATCTATATCCAAATCGGAAATTTTATACCCATTATCTAGCTTGTTTTGAATACTGAAATAATAATTTCTTATTGTAAGAACATTTTTATGTATTTCCTCTCGTGTCATTTTCTCGGCAAAAATTTATTTTTAACAAATGATAAAAGCATAATGGTTATCTCGTCAGCATACTTGGCAAAATCGTCCTGATATTCCTCATCCACATTGTTATCCATCCACATAATTTGATTCTTTGCCATAGTACCTACCTTTTCAAGCGTTTCAAACATTTGAAGGCTAGATCCGGGGAGTGTTTTCTTTAGCATTTCATTCAACTCAATGGAAGATGAGTGGATAATATCAGCACAGAAAGCAATGGCATTAATATACATCATCCAATCAGTTTTTTCATCATCTGACATCTTTTTGATAATCTCCATACCTCTCACATACTTACCGTCAGGATAAGCCTTTATATATGCTTCCTGGAACTCCTTTATCTTGGCTGTTACGCGAGAGCATTCAACCATACGGCCTTTCTTGATAAGATCGTTCTGCTGCTTGCGCAACTCCTTCATCTTTTCCTCTCTCTCACACTCCTGTATTAACAAATGTCTTTCCATCTTCAATTATCTTCTATTATTTTTATAAGTTCTTTAAACTGGTCCGCAATTATCTCTAGTTTTCCCTGTATCTTCTGATTCATATTCCCGTCCTTGTAGGAACTCTGAAATCCTTCATAACGTGAATCAATGCTGGAATAGCAGAATGAATCAGACGTGATGTTTACCATCGTATTGTCACCGTCTATGAACGGTTCTGGTATGTCTACTTTTATCATCATAGCAATCCGAAATAACTGTCTAGTTTTTCAATCGTTTTATCTCCATCAGATAGGACATGCTCAATTACTTCACGTCCTGAAAGTGTTACTCTCAGTTTGTCCACAGGCTGAACATTGGCTATACCTTTAGAGTAATTGTTATAATGAACAATCTCCCATCCTTTTATGGATGATAGCATTCTCCGTTTGCCACACAAATTTATAGCTTTTGGAGTAAATTCCTTCTCTTTCTTATCCATAATCAATCGTTTTTAAACTTTTTAAACATCTCATCTCCCAACACTCCGCTAATGAACATGGTAAGTTCTACTTCCCATTCATCTTCCTTGCCCTTCACGAACGGATAAGTAAGCTGATGCCATTCATGGTAATCAAACAGCTTCATGCGAAGCGGAAAATAGTCAAACAGCTTCTTGTTTCCGTAAAATACACGAATATGATTACTTTTTAACTCTGTGTAGGACAAACCATAATAATCTAATATCTCATAAAATTTGTCCATTGGCGTAAAATTACACTTCATTTGATATATTCTTTTAGTTGTTTATGCAACGATTTCATGTATGCTATTATTGTATCCGCATTAGGGTCTGAAAAGTCAACATCCTTTATGTTTTTCAACTTTACCCCATACACTGAAACAATAGTAACTTCTATGACGTTATATTCTCTATATTCAAAGTACAACACATCTTTAATGCTAGATGTATTAATGATGGGAAAGTTATCAACTTTTATTAAAGATTTATATTTACCTAGCATTGTTGGCGTTATTGACGTTATATCGTTTTCTACAAAATCAAAAAACATATTCTCGTCATCTCCGCAATCTACTGTTTCAAGAAACATATAAATAACATTCCACTCTGATTTTACGTGAAAAGTATTATCTGACTTGTCTACAAAGATACCATCACCAAATCCCTCCAACGCTTTTTCGGAAGCGGTGTACCCTAACCGTTCAAGTCTGTTTCTTATGTCGCTTGAATCCTTTCTAATCAATACCTTCATGAAAAATATTATGTTTAATTATTATTGTCGATTGCTTCGGTAGGCTAACCTGTTCACTGTTTTCCTTGTTGGTCAAGATATATCTTTCCCCGGTATCACTAAACAGGAAATTATCTTTTACAAAGGGTATTTTCTTTCCATCATACCCTACAATAAAGCAGTTTTGAAAAATTTCTAGTAGAATCATTGTTTTATCACTTTTACGGTTACTAAAATCGGGGGAACGCTTTCCCCCTAAACTTTTATTATAGTATGCTTGCTTCTACACTCAAACATGATGCAAATATAATCAATAAAATGATATACTATCAAACATTTTAAAATACATATTATTTATTCACATTTGTTAAAGTATGCCTTAAATACATTCACATTATATATATTTACCTGTCCATAGTTAGCATCAAAAATCTTTTTCACTTCGTAACCTAGCTCGTAAGATATTACTTTCATCTTTCTCCAGCTAATCTTTCTCCAGTTTACACCGTTTTCCTTTGACCATCTTTTGATACTATACCATTCCTTGGATTCATCTAGTTGTTCCGTCTTTAGTTCCAGTTGTAGCTTTGCTTCCTTGTTTTCCAATATTAATGCTTGATTCCTTTCATACTCGTCAGCCCAAGCCCTAGCAGCTTCGGCAGGATTGTTGAAGTTTGGAAGTCTTGATGATATAGAAGTATTCCCCGTGGTAAGAAGCTCTTCGATCTTGTCATCTACCCAAATAGCAAAATCAGTGGATAATTTTTGAGCGACCCTAAGAGCTATTTTTTGATGTGCCCATGTTCCTTGCTGTGATACATTTCCTCCCTTTATAATTTGCAGTAAATCAGTCGAAATAAAATTTTTTATTTCGCTCAAACGATTTACATAATCAGTCATTTCCTTGGAATTTATAATAGTGGATAGATTTTTATCAGGAAATAACCTAGCAAAATCTGTAAGACATACAAGGATATATCCATTAATCTTACGCATCCTAACATTTATTCCATTATAAGAAAACATCTTACCCATTTCGGAGGGATTTACCGTACTTAAAACAACACCTGTGTCATTTAAGTTTTCTTCATTTATCTGTCGCATAAATAAAAAAAAGAAGCAGAGATCTCTTCAACTTGCGACAGTTATACATTAGACTTATGAAAAATGTATGAAGAAACCTCTGCTTATATTTTAGGTAGCAGCTATCATTATAAAACAAAAAAGTCCAAAAACTATCGCACCGCAAAGATACATAAAGTTTTTATAATACCAAAAAAAATCATTATTTTTGCAAAACAATTAAAATGAGTAATATATGGCAAAGAAAGTGATTAGGGTGAATGTTAAATCACCTAAAGTAACATCAAATAAAAAGGCATCTCCCATAAAGGTCAAGATAAACATGAAGAATACGGGAGGATTACAGCCCACAGGAAAACAGAAATTATAATCTACAACAGTTTCTAAAACCATCGGTTATAGATTGATGATTATTTATATTCCTATCTCCGAATCGTTGATGTAGATACAATGCAATAAAGAAACATACAGTTACAAATCCTATTGATATATACGAATAAAACATAGTGCATCTCACGTCCTCAAACACCACATTATTAAATACAATATCCAGTATTGCGTATATAAACATTTCAATAACAAATACTCTATGGTATATACAAAATAAAAATACCTTTGACAATACATAGAACAATATTGCATTAAACAGTTTGGCGTTAAAGAATATGGTAAGGTACTTGTCCGAAAACGGAGTGGCATACTGAATATACTCCAATGTATCACCATCATAATACTCAATAATATCACCTGTTCTAACAGAGTGTATAACCTCACACTGATGGACAAGTATAGCAAGACAGAACAATATAGGATAACATCTTATCACCCAAATAAGAAACGTCCTGTAGAAATTGTTCAAACTTTCCTCTAGTATTTTGTCTTTCATCTTACTCTCCTTGATAAGTTTCTAATAATTTCTTCTTTCGTCCTTCCTTTTAACAGGTCAAGATCAATTGTTGCAGACCCTACCTTTATGCAACCATCAGATATGTATTGCTGCACACGTTCGTTCACAAGATAGTCCGCACCAAGCATATCCAATTTGGACAGTCCTTTCACATCATTTCTTCTGCTTAACACAAATCCACCTACCGTTCTCCATATACGCCTGTATTGGCTTATTCCGTCCTTTACAGGCATGATTATGTCGTTTTCAAACAATGGTATTCCGTTCATGTCAAACACGCCTGTAAACCATTCTACCACACAACCACTGCTATCTCTTACACGTCCATAAGCATCTATGGATACATCGTCAATAAGAAGTTCATATCGCCCCGTTACTCCATTAAATATACGGAGTAACGGGAAGTTAATGTCATTTCTTTCCATTTCCCTTAATCGCTTCAATACATTCCTTTACCCCATCATCAAAACCATGCTTGTACCCCTTAGCGTATTCTCCAATGTTATACACCGCCATTGCAAATACAAACAGAATAATACCTAAAGCCTTATGCCAACCGGGAAGGGATATGGAAAACGGCTTAAATGTAATTGTTAGATCTCCGACCCATAATAGGGCGATAATACATATTATTGTAAATATAATTGTTTTCATAATCATATAAGTTTTAATGCTTCCTGTAAACCTGCTTCAAGTGCTTCCTCGTAGGTATTATAACGGATAATAGGCCTGTCAGACAATCCTATCAAGTCATGGGTAGGTATTGTCAGAATATCGTAAAGCCAATAGTTTTCATACATATAGGATATTTCAATATGAATATTCTTAGTTTCACGTAGCCACTTTTGTGCAATGGATTGTGGAGGAAATTTTATATCTGTAAACATCCCTTTCTCTTTCATCAGCTTCGCTGTTTCTAATGTTACAAGTTCTTCGGTCATAACTATTTCTTTTTTAATTCATTCAACACTTTCTTTACTAATTCATAACGTGGTAATTGCCAATCCTTCGCAATATCATCTATTTTATCGTCATAATGATTGTCGTAAACATACTGATTAAGTCTATCAATAAATCCATCATCGTCAAGTCCTTCATCGCAATCATCAAACATATCAAGTTCACAGGCTAACTTGGAACATTCACAGTGGGATACCCAGTCATAAATACAACCGTCATAAACATTGGTCTGTCTGTTGTATTTTTCTCCAACGGAAATTACTCCACCGCAAAAATTGCACCTGTGCTCTTTACGAGCGACAGGAGTTTTATCCCTTAACACTTTCATAGTTATTCTCCTTTCTTCTTTTCACATTCTTCACATTCTTCACAATGCAGCTTGTAAGCATGGGCAAACATTCCTAGAGTAACAGGCTCAAAGTGAAAATCCGCCTGTTTATCTTCTATGACAACTGAAATACATAACTGACCGTTGCAAAAGTCAATATATGCTTCACCACCTCCATCTCCGTTAATGGAAAGTGTTTGTGTCTGTACGCTATTCATAATTATTCTCCTTTAATCTTTTAATTAGGGCATCAGCGCAATTAAGCGAATATTTAGCGACTACATCAGAATTAACACCATAGTCGTTTGCTATAACAATTTTAATAATGTCTTTTGCCAATTCGTACCTACGTTGTTCCCAATCAATGTTTTCACTAAAGAAATTAAGTTCTGACACCTTGATATACATGTTTCCCACCAATGCAGTACCATCATCATATAAATCCTTAATCTCTACAATTTCTCCAGTTGATTTTACTCTTGCTTTCATATTTAATTTTCTGATTTAATAATAGTACCAAATGAACGATACCTACGCCAAACCATATTTCCACGTTGAATACTAGTAAGCCAATCACAAGCCTTAAAAACTTGTCCTACATTATATAAAAATGGTCGTTTTTGTATTTTTCTTTTTATTCTTGCTTTCATATTTAATCGAAATACATTACTTTCTTACCTATACATACCTTGAACCTTGAAAGAGATTCACTATATTGTGTAATATTATTGGGATTATATTTGTTAACAAAACATCCAGTACGTTTATGGTATCTGACACAAGCGTTTTCAGGAGATTTAGCCAATATTTCTTTCTCATCGCTAAAACTAAAAAGTAAATTATCTCTGTATGATACCTTATACCACTTTACTTGGCTTCTTATCTTTTTAAAATACTTTGCTTTCATTGTTCCTCCTTTGTTTTAAAATGTTCAATCAATTCGTTTACAGTAGCCTTGTGGATTTTTCTGCCATATTTATTAAGATAATACTCAATAGTTTCATTACATACTTCATCACCACATTTAAACCATAAATCCCCATCGGTAAACCATTGGTACTTGTCCGTATCATCCCTTAATGCAGCGATAGCCAGGAAAAGTTCTTCATTCGTTCCGCAATCAATAAATTTCCCACATAAAGCACTATGTTTGTCAAAAGGTATGTCAAAAGAATCCGCAATCACATAATTAGGAGTATCAAATCCTTTCATTGGATATTGATAAGCCCATATTATACTACAATTATTTGTCCATTGAGGAGAGTTGTTGAAATACCCCAACTCTTTCAGCCCTCTCCGAAGTTCCTGTGTATTTTTGCGTATAAAACACGGTGTTGTAAATCCCATAGTTATTCCTCCTTATCTATCTTAATATCCGTTACTTTACCACGATTGGCAAAGCGCTGGTCCATGTTTGGGTTTTCATAAGCTATATCGCAAATGATTTCTGAACTATCATCGCACTCATTTTGTAATGAGCACTCATCACATATTCCAACGCACAATTCATGCAGCACCCCATCTATTATTATTCCGTTTTTTACTTCCATATTAATCTCCTTTTTCTTTAATCCGTTCCAGTACATCTCTGTTAGCTTCTAGTATCTCATCGAAGGATGGTATAGGCATCCATGCAACAACATCATCTATAACCTCATCATAATAGCCTCCATTACTTTTCATCCATTTGTTTTTAGATGAAAAATACGCTTTGAATATATCACCATTCGCAACCATTACAATACAATCATCTGATGTGTCACAACTAGCCTTTCCCTTGACACTTATCCAAGGCGATTGCTTTGACTGCCATTCGGCACCTTGAACGAAATTCATCTCTCCAAACTTTGCCAAATCTTTACCAAACAAAGTTCTGTCAACTGTTCTGTGATTAAACAGGATATTTTCTCTTGCTGCTTCTTCTACTGTCTGTTTCATGATTAAAATACTATTTTAAAATTCTTACCTTTCAATGTAGGAAGCCTGTCAGTAACAAACTTCTCCAGTTCTTCTTCGTCTATCGGGAACAACGGGCAATATTGGTATCTGAACGTATGTACAAACCGCCCGTCAAGCATTACATCAAAAACCAGTGTTTTCATAATTTGTTCACTTTTGTCCATAAACTAAACTCGGTATAGAGATATTTCCATTTATCCCTGTAACGGTATTTGTCATTTGGGTATTGGCAACGGACACAATAATCCGTCTTATATAAAACCTCATAGATTGTACCCCTGTGTTCAAACAGTTCGTTCTCGTCAAGGGTTCCTACTTCTACCTTTTCCATTATCGTAAACAAAAAATTGTGTAAATAATAACAAATATGAAGTAGGATAATGTTATAATCACCCACTTCCAAAACTTATATTTATTCCTTTTTAAGCCATATATGAGTGTGGTCAATACAAGGGTAATAAGTATAAAGTATATTGCAAAGCTGATTCCGTAAAATGTGTTCATCTTTTCCTATGTGTTTTAGGATTCTTGTTTCTTTTTCTACGTTTCGCAATCTGCTTTCTGACACACCTATCGTCCTTGATACGGCATTTCGTTTTAGGTGAATCAAATGAAATCATATCAAAACCTTCAACAACAGGCTCATTGTAATATAGAATAGACGTTTCTTTATTATAAATCTTATCCTTATCGGTTACTATAACAGCATCACAATCACTGTTTCTAGCTTCCTCAACAGAATCATAACGTTCAAGGGAATATCCTGTTTCCAAATTTTTGAATAGAAGGTATTCGGATGAATTTATCATTGAACCTACAACAGCAATCTTCTTAGTCATATTTTATTCTTTTTATAGTGTTTACAATACTTAGGAGTTTTCCTAGCCGTTATTCTCTTCTGTAAAGCCATGCAATACATAAACGGACAGATATGCACTCACTACAATGCACTCCTAAATTCATTACCTTTGCCATAACAATTACTCCTTTACTAGTTCTATCATAACGTTCATAAGACAAACATATAAGTTCACATTCGACATGGTTCCATCTTTCTTCACCTTGCCAAACAATGGCTCAATGTCATCAAGAAAATTAATTCTATAATCCCTGACATAAGCGTATTGTTTTCTTTCGGGGACAGTAACACTTTCTAAGTTATCTAATTTTGTATATGTAGATGCAGGAGTGGTAATACACACCTTGCTTCCGATAGGATACTTCACATTGGATTCAATGTACTCCTTCTTTAATTTTATCATTTCGTTATTCAATTCTCTTATCTTTGAATTGATAATTTCTTTCTTTGATTTAAATTCTTCTTTAGTCATATATATACACACATATTTAACATTCAGACAAAATCTGTAACACAATAAGCCATACAATGACAATCATCAATCGTCCAACATATTTCCACATATAGCTTTCATTATCATTGCAAAAATAATTCCAAAAATCATAATATTACTCCTTCCTTACATTATTATCTATCCATCTCATAGCACCCTTTAAAGCGTCAGAAGTGGATCTGTAAAACATATCTACAAAAAGATCCATCCGTTGTCCTTTTGCACCTCTCTTAATTATCCTGTACATGAAGTCGTTTTCTCCAATGACTTCTATAGTACATCCCTTATATTCTGTAACATATTTATTTCTCATATAGCAAAGATATAGTTTATTGGTTTGCCAACAACTTTTTATTAACTTTTATTAATCGTTTTTCACAGTCGTTCAGATCTACATCCGTCTTAATTTTCTCCACAACCGAAGCTATATCAAAAGATTTGCATTTTTCATATAATTCGCTTATTGTCGCGCCTTGTATGATCACTCCATTCTTTTCCCCGGAAAAATACCCGTCAACACTCTCTATTACATCCCATTTACGACCTTCTAATATAGATTGTTTGTTATTCGTTCCCATTATATCAAATTGCTTAAATTATTATTCGTTTCGGTAATGGTTCGCCAATCTTATACAGTTCTATGCTTGTAACTTCTTGTGTTTCTTTAAGTAGGTTTATTCCATCGCTGTAGAAGTTTATCAGCCTTATAGCCTCGAATGCGTTACACGGTTGAAGCATTATACTACGTGTTTCCTCGTTAATCTGAATAAAATAATTCTTTTCCATAATCTTATTTTGTTTTTAGTTAGTAATAGTTCCGCCCGTGGAACTTGCACCACTTGTAAGGCTTTCAACCTTTGGCGAATAATTCGGCTTAAAAACCGTTGTTTTCAGTCATCTCCTTCAATGTCCCACACACGATCCAATTTGTTATCGCAAACAACGATTCTACAAGGAAAATGTATATCATTATCTTATTTAAATTAGTAACTTGCTGTATATATACGGACAGGGACAGGCGCATTATTCTCCTCTGTATATTGGTATCCAGTCTTCATATTCCAATAAGGGGAAGAGCCTAAATACTTTGTTATACTGTTGCTATAACGTACGTATATTCCGAAATAGTCCATGAACTTGCCGCGCTGCCTTGTATATCGGCTTATTCGCTTCCATTGCTTGTTTAATTGTTCGGGTGTCTTTGTTTTTGTTTTAATAGTTAATCACCTTCTGTTATCAGTACGGGCGAGTTTTCATAAATCACATACCCGTATAATTTACCGTCTATTTCTTTGCCTTTCTTTGGCTGGTAGTCCCTTCCTTGCACGTAGAAATTACCATCAAAAGGGTATGCGTTAATATGCTTATGCGGTATGTCAGTTGCACACATTCCAGCCCAATAAGGGTATTTAAATAATTTCCCGTCCTTATCCCTTGCTATATAGAATTTCGCTAAATCTTTCTTATTATCGAAAAATACGGTTTTCTCGCTGATAGGTTCGTATTTGTCATTCACAGCAGATAAAGTATAAATCATTCCGATAATTTTTACCCCGTTCAAATTGCAGCCGTTAGTAAGTCGTTCTACCTCTTTTCTTGCTGCTTCCATCGTTGCGAAAATGCAGGTATATAGGTTTTCGCCTTTGCCCAAATAGGCGCGTACTTCGTAAATCATTGTTTTTGCTTTTTAGTTATTAATAGTTCCCGGTAGCGGTGGCGATCCGCTTGTTGTTCTCCATACCGGGAAAATATTTCACATTATTTCCGCGTTTCCAGCAACTAACAAATTGCGTAAAATGCTATCTAAATTATTGTATATTTTTGTAAAACTCACAATACAGGCCGTATAGGTCTATAATATCTGAGTCGGTTAGTATTCTCCTTAAAACTCTAATCACTCTAATCACTTTCATTATTCGTTCAAATATGATTTTGGAAGTAACGGGAAAACATTCAAAACTTCTTTAAAACTTATTTCCCCAAATTTTTCAATAAATACGGAAAAATAACATGTTCCCGTGTAGTAATCGCTTTTAAAGGTTATACAATTGGGTATATCTTTTCGATTTAACGTTTTATAGTCGTTTGCGCGCTCTCTTACAAACTTAATCAATTCGGGCGTATCTATGTACATTTTGATTATTTTTGTGTCTTAGTGCCGTTATAATACGGGCGTTTAACCTGTTTTTCGGGTAACTTGTGCCCGTCATAGTTTTGCCAAAACTTAATATTATCTCTTATGATATTTATATTATTGTTAATAATTGAGTAGGAGTTAATTTCTCTGTTTGCCTTAAACGTCCCTATCTGCATATGCTCATTCTCTAGGATAGGAGATAACTCTTTTTTAAGATTCTGTTTTTTCATTGCAAATAATGTTTATTTGTTTTTATAATCTCCGGCATAATCGTGCCATATCATAAAATTGTTCTTATATTCGGTTGCTTTTCGTTTTAAAGAACGGCTATAAGTAGGGCTACCGTCTAATATATAGCTCAACTCTTTTTGTAAAACCGCACCTAACAAGGGGTAAACATCTAGATAATTACCTTTACAGTCGTCCAATTTTATTACTTCATTACCTAAAGCACGTTCTAAGGCTTTATCCATTGACTTAATAATATCATCTTTGATATCATTGTATTTCTTTATAAATTCCTGTTTTTCCATATATTTAAAAATTACTTGGACAATTCGTTTAATACCCTATCGAGTCTTAGTAATACCCACGATTGCAGATATATATTAAGTCGTTTTTGAATATAGTTTGCAGTTGCTTTGTCAAATGTCGGGCAACTACTTGATATTATCGGCTCTTGAAAACATCCGACATTGTTTGTACATATATTGTTTATGCTTTTAATCGCTTCCTGTAATTGTTCTTTAGCGTATTTCTTTCTCATAGCTGAAAATATTAATAGAAAACTGTCAATAGTTATATTGTTTTTTGATTGATTAATAGGTAAGTTCTGCTAATACGTCCGTATTATACACGGGTAACTGTTTTGCGTATCTAGTACGACCGTCTAGGGGCGTTTCCGTGATAGTTAGTTCTAGTAAGTCGTGTATCGGTGTAACTGTTTTGCCATATGACTTACATATATAGCTTTTACCTGTTTTCGGGTTCTCAATGATTACTCGTATCATAGTGTTTTGGTTTTTATGGGTAATATATCGGTATTGTCTTATATCTTTCATTACAGGGCTTTATTTTGCCCTCTATTGACGTTTTTGGATGGAGTATTGCACAGTGTCAATAATATATTCGGCATGCTCCCGGGCTGCTTCCTGTTTTTCCTGTCTGGTGGGTGTTATTCCGTCGTACTTGTATAACAGTTTGGCGGCCTCTCTGATTATGCCTTTCATTGTGCCGCAATTGGCAAGGTGTTCCGCTTGTGGTTGTATGCCCTTGTTTGCTTTTTTGATTACACAGCTTTGCAGCCATGATGTCATATTATATATCTCACTTGTGTTACGTATATACATTGCAAGCAAATTGTGTATGTCGTTTCTTCTTTCCATAATGTTACGTTTTTAATTGTTTTGTTTCTGTTTTTCTACATAGTCAGTTACTCGTATGGATAGGCACAAGCAACCTAATAATATTAATGTTTCGATCATAAATATTACGCTTTAATTGGTTTATAATTATAGTAATTTTAATTTACTTAATTCTTTACTGTGTGCATGATAACCATACCTTTGCATGCATGTATTATCTATCGCTTTTTTTATTTTTGGATAATATTCTTTAAATTCATATCCTAGTTCTTTTGCTAAATTAAAACATCTTTCAATTTGTAATTTTATTTCACTAATTTCTTTTGCTCTCATTGCTATTTTAATTTAAAGGTTATATTTTTAGGAAGTTTCGTTTTGTCAACTGTTTTCACAAATTCGTCAAATTGTTCTTGCGTTATCTTTGTTTCGTAGTCATTCCAATTAAACGTAAGTTCATTTTTGAAGTCGTAATATATTGCATTTTTTGAAGAAATTCCGGCATCAAGAACGGCTAACATAACTAGCTTTTTGTTTTCCGCTTTTTGTATGTCTTTTTCATAGTCTGCAATTATTTCATTGCGTTTCTTTTCGTATTCTTCACGTTTTTTCTGGTCTTTCCGTGCCTGTATGGCTTCACTTGTATAATACCCGTCCTTGATTCTGTTTTCGATTAGTGTACGTTCTTCGTCCGTCAATTTTAATACAAAACGCTCGTTTTCGGGCTTATACGGGTTTTCCCATGTGTTACCCGTCAATGCTTCTAATTGCTTGATGGCTTTCAAACTTTCTTCTTTCCAGCGGTCAACGATTCCTAGGGTATATAGTAGGTATTTAAAGTACAACTTATCCTCTATGCTATTACGTAATATATCGTATTCTGTTTCGGTGATACGTAGGTAGTTTATAGCCTTTTTTTTATCGCTGTTTACAAGGTGATATACTCCATTCTCAACGGGATACATTGGTTGCCCGTAATGGTTGCACAGATGTAAGTCAACGAACCTCTTAAACTCTGGGAAATATTCTAAAATTTCGTCGTGACAACAACCGCTTGAACAGAAAACATAACGCCCGTTCCTACGTTTTTCGTAAATGTCGGCCGTGATACTCCAATCACATACACCATTTTTGCAACAGTCGCCCAAACTTATACGCACGTCCATTTGGTAGGTTATTCCGTTTTCTACGTAAGATTTTGTTACATTGTAAGATAAATTATTTGTTTTCATAATTCTATAAATATTTAAATTGTTCGTTATTCGTTTAATTTACTGGATATCTTTCGATACAGGGGCTTATTTACCCCTGTATGCGCGTTTTATTCTTCTTCTTCTATTTCGTCCAGAGCCTTCGAAATTGCTTGACCTAACAGATAACAACGTATTGTAACGTCGCACGCTTCTGCACCACGTTCCAAGTAACTCATATCACACCCGAATTCCGTTAACGCTTCCCCTAACAGATCCCAATTGTGACATAGGTATTCCTCAGCCGTCCAAGTGTCAAAGGTATAAGATCCTGATGCGTTCCCTGTTACGCTATCACATGTAAACAGTGTATCATTAAGATCCTGTTCCACTTCGTCCCTATTTTCGGAGGTTACTATTATATTGTTTTCGTTGATATAGTTTAAAACGTCCCCTTTAATTGCTTCCAAATAATCGTATCTTTCCATAATTGTAATATTTAATCGTTAATAATGTTTATTGTACTCTGTATTAATACGGGCTTGTAACCGTTACCACTATCGTAGTAGCTACATTACAATATGCGCGTATCGTAGTTTTTACGGCTTATTTATACGTTCCGTGCATAACGGACAAGTATTAAGGCTTATGTATAGGATACACATACGCACATACATTATATTATATCGTATCAGGAGCTAATCACATATCGCACTAAAACATTATCACCCTTATCTAATATTCCGTGCCTCTGCATCGTGGCTAGCTACACCGCTATTTATATTCCGCTTATCCTGGTTTGCGGATCTGTGCCACGCTCTCACCGTGGCAAGCTGTTTCAATACGTCAAGTATCGCTTTGTCTTTCCGATCATGTCCTATTGACTTTCGACACTGCAAACATACAGCGTTTTCGATTAGGTTGTATATTTCGTTAACATTCATTATAAATTAAGCCCGTTTTTCCCAAAATCAATACAGTTTATATACATATTTTAAATTAATATTGCATAATATTAATAGATCAGACTATATAAGACCTATTTTAGCTTAATATTATGTTTAATTTCAAGATTTTTCAATGTTAATTTGTGTTAAATCTTTTTGTAAGTGTCTGAACGTGAGGGAATTACGAAATCTTCGTAGATGTCACTTGTAAAGATATTTTATTTGTAAAGATTTCGAAATTCGATTGTCGTAGAAAAGAATTCTTTTTTATTTACAAACGTTGAGAATCGTGGTAGATAAACGTGCGTAATTGCCTATAAATTAGTGCCATACCCCCTTTTGTAGAGGCTTCGCTGCGGGTGTGTCGCTCCTGATAAATTTTTTTCTGAAAATTTTTTTCCCCAAAATTTTGCTCGGATGGCTGATTTTGCGTTTTGGAGGTGTATTTTCGGTAGTTTTCAACAAAATCGGATAAATCTTTACATAAAAAGTTACGAAAATCGTAGGTTTTTCGGTGTGTTTCGTAGGTATGGTTGCATTTTTTATGTCTTTTTTTGCAGTATAAGTTATTGGTTTACAGTATTCTTCGTTGATTTCGTCGTTTTTATATGTATCTATACTAAATTACGTATGCAGTTTTGGTGTCTGTATGTATGTGTGTTGTATATGTAATGTACGTGCATGTGTATTGTAATATAGTATGTATCGTGTACGTGTATGTATGTGTTGTAAATATATATTACTTTTAACATTTAATATGCAAATTAATAGAGAGTAAATTTTCAAAGATTTACGATTCAATTTTTTTTGACAAGACTAAACAGCTTGTTTTCAGCCATTTAACCACTAATTTGCGCAAGTTTTTTGACAAGTGTTGAAAAACGAAGAGTTTACGAAGTCTACGAAAAATCAACGAATTTCGTAGGTTTTTTACGAATTTTTCCGAATCAATTAGTTGCATATGCAACTATCGGTGTTGAGATTTTTTATTTTATGTTAAATTAAGTCAATTTTACATTTCTTAACGTAGAAAATAACAAGTAAATAAAAAATTATAGTTAAATCATTTTAACTAAAATGAGAAAAATTATGACAAAAGTAAAAAATAACAACAATCAACATTTTTTACTTTTCTTGTTCAAAGCATACTGTGGACGTGAAAGTAAAAAATCTTGTGTAAAGAAAGATAAACTATCTTCCTTGACACGTATTTGTTAACTACGTAAACATTTAAAGTTAATTAATTTAACTATTTGTTTTCGTATTGTTTTTTGCGCTATATTTGCAGGTGAAATCATATAAAATGTGTGTGTAAATATGGAAGAAGAAATAGAGATTAAACTTAGATTGCCCGAATCAAGGCGTGTCATTTGCCTGTCCGATGCAATGCCCGACAGGGAGCGTTGGTACAAGGGGATGAGGGTTCAGACACGGCTGTTTGGATGGGTTACGCTCGTCAGCTTCCGGGATCGTCACTGTTGTCTTAAACTTGACGAGCCTCTAGAGGACGGGACAAAGGCTGTGTTCGTGTCGGAAGCGTCATTCATCAGGCGCGTGCCCGTACCTTTAACTGCAAAGTCTATGGCTGCACAGGTAGCTGGTGTCAGCGTGGAGGGTGAAGTGCTGGAGTACGAGAGGAAGATGAAGGGCAAATGGGAGAAGGAGAGAAAGCGTATAGCGGAGATATGTGCAAAGTACGGGTATGTGATGCCTTCCGAGTGGAAACGGTCGTTGCGCAAGTTCGCTTCGTGGTGCGAGGACCAGGTAAGGCAGTACGGGCATATCGTGGATGCAGACTACCTTATGCGCCATGATACGTCCGTTGTTGGCGGAAGGAGCGTGGATGACCTAAGGTTCGTGCCCGATGTGGATATGGTGGATGGGACCGGGGCGAACGGGAAGCCTTCTGCCGCTCGCGTTTCACGGTGTGCGCTCATGCCGGGAAGCATCGTAACTGCCATACGTAACGCAGGGAACGAGATGGACAAGTCGGTGTCGTTGTGGCGGAACAGCTACTTCGTGAAGATGAGGCGTTTCGGGTACACGTTCAACACCTGCTGTGACGGGGCAAAGACACGTGACGATGCGTTCACGTGGTTCAAGGACATCACCATACAGTATATGGCTGACCTTATAGAGTATTACGGGATAAGACGTGATTCCATCGTGTGCAGGAAACTGGAGCACATCGCGGACGTGTACTCTTCCCTTGACGATATGGACGCACGCCCTGACATATCAACGGACGATTATGACCTGTATCCCGTTGTAATGTTCGGGAAGGTTGTGGACCGGGAGAAATCGGTAGAATCGGTAGAATCGGTAGAATCGGTAGAGAAAGGAGGGGAAAATGACTGTCGCTGAATCTGCAAAGGCTTCTTATGAATACATCCTTGATTCCGTTATGGGAAAGCTGGCGGACAAGGGCGGTGGTCGAGGCTTCCGTAAAGCCAGGGATGAAGGCGAGTGGAAACGTTCCATATCCGCTATGGTTGAGATGGACATAGCCGATGCGTGCAGGGAGTGTAATTTCAGACGGCACAGGAGCGGTTCCATCATGGCTTTTGACGGTAAGATATTCGTTCCCATGATGAAGGAGGATCTGATGCGCCTGTGCATGGACTTGTGCCGGATAAACGGTCTTAGCGAACTGTACATGACCGATACGAGCGAGCGGTTCTACCGTACCATCGTAAAGAACGTGACGCATGAGATATTCAATCCCAAGCGTAACTTCATCACGTTTGACAACTGTGTCCTTGACACGGAAACGATGGAAACGTTCGATTTCTCACCCATGATAGAATCGTGCATACGTATCAATATCAATTATGACCCGTTGGCGCGCAGCCCGTTGTGGGAGAAGTTCCTGGACGATGTGATTCCTGTGAAGGACACACAGGATGCCTTGCAGGAGTTTGTGGGGTGTGCCTTTGTTGACAGGAAGAAGATCAAGATGGAGAAGATGTGTTACCTTCTCGGTTGTGGTAGTAACGGTAAGTCGGTGTTCTTTGACGCTGTTGTCAACGCGCTAGGGAAGGATAATGTTTCTTATATGGAGATGGCTGACCTGTCGGGTGACAAGTCTACTTGCGAGTACAATATAGCTATGATAAACGGCAAGCTGCTCAACTACGCTTCTGAGATGGGCGGGAAGGATGTGAGTGGGGGTAAGTATAAGAAGTTCATATCCGGTGAGCCTACTATGGCACGCCTTCCGTTCGGTGAGCCTTTCCTTGCCGACATGATGCCGCCTTTCATGGCCAATCTTAACAAGATGCCTTCTGTTTCGGACCAGACTTACGGTCATTTCAGACGCTCTCTTGTTATCCCGTTCTATCGTGTGTTTAAGGAATCGGAACAGGACAGATCTCTTCCGTTGAAGCTGTCAAAGGAATCGGCAGCTATTATAAACTGGATAATAGAGGGTGCAAGACGGTTTGTGAAGAACAAGGGTGAGTTTACGAGAAGTTATACGATAGAATCCGTTACGGAGAACGCAAGACGTGATTCCAACAGTGTCCTGTCCTATCTTTACGATTCGGGGTATGATGCTGATGGGGGAATTGAACTTGAGGCTATCCGTGACCGTGACCTGTATGTGAAATACAGTGCATATTGTATTGACTGTGGCGTTAGGCCTTACAGTAAGAGAAAGATGGTTGACATGATACGACAGGAGGGATTTTCCGTTACTTCTGCGTGGGATGAGAACAGGAATAGGTTGTTCCAGATTGTCTTAAGGCGGAAATATAACCCAGAAGAATACCTGCTTCAACAGGCTGATGATATAATGAAAGAAGATTTACCATTTTAAATTTAAAAATTGAAATTTATGAAAAAGTTATTAAGTATGATGCTGTTATTTACAGCGATGTCTTTAACGTTCTCCGCATGTTCAGACAGCGGGGATGATGTTGATACAACTTACACGGTTGTTTTTGATGTGAACACTAGTCTTTCCACTACCATTCATTTATTCGAGTGTAATGACAATGGGGAGAAGATAGGTAATAGGTCTGCAAAATTCAAATCAGGTGATTCTCGTACATTTACGGCTGAGTCTGGCGCGTCAAAAGTGAAGGTATATATAGGTGATTTGGTAAACAAGTGGGTTCAACAAGTATTTATACTCAAAAAAGGAGGTGATACAAGAATAACCATTGACGGTGAAACATTGGTTGGAAAGAATGAGCCGTAACTTTATTTAACCGTTATTATTTTTGCCATATTATTTTAATATGTATTTTTGCTGAAAAATTTTAGTTTTATGGATAATAAAGAAATTGTTTTGTTTGATAATCGTATTCGTGTTTCTAGTGACTGGTATGTTTGTGTATCTGATGTTCAGTCTACGATAAACAGTGCTCGTATGGGTTCAGGGTTGAACCGATATAATTTCAGTCAATGGTTGAAGACCATCTACGTCAATGACATGATATCAAGCATTAAGGAAAGTGGGAAGGATGCGTTCAAGGTTGAATTTGACAATGAATCAAGTAAGATTGAGCAGTATTGTCACCCTAGTGTATTTGTGAATATGGTTTTATCTTCCAGCCCTGTTAGTAGTAATGCCATTTTTGGAGAGGAATGGTTTAATGATTATCTTTGTGACAACTACGCTATTGACGGTCATGTGTATGAGCATGCCCGTATTCTTGCCATAGGCGGTTTATGGAGATATACTACAAAGAATGCAAGGTTTAGTGATGATGTACGTACTATGGAATCCGTTATGGATTCCGTTCCCGATGGTGATAAGGATGCTGTTTACAGTCTGTTTTTCGATCTTCTTGGAACGTTTTATTATAATTGGGAGATTGCATTGCGTTTTTCCATTAGATTGCTTTTAGGGGAGGATAAATGATTATGAGGTATTTTATTCGTTTCGTTATGTTTCTTATATACATTGACATAGTTTTTGTTCTTCTTGTATTTATGGTCCCTACTGAGATGATGTACAGATGGAGTGACGGTAAAAGACCTTATGGGTATGTTTCATGCCTATCAAGTTCATTGGGGTATCCTGATAATTACCGTTATACGTGGAGTGATTTCTTTAAGGATTTGAAACAGGGATGGTATAATTTTAAGTAGCATGGCTTCTATTGATTATGAGTATATATTTTCCAATCTTGACATTGTGCTTGGTCTTCCTCTAAGGCGTAGGGGGAAGAGATGGACTTTACCTGCCCGGATAAATCTTGAGAGCCATAGCAGGAAGGATAAGCTGGTTTTCTATATGAACAAGTCGGGCAGTATTACCGTTACCGAGCAGGGCGGTGATTCTGTCAACCTGTTTGACTTTCTCGTGTCTTATCTTCCCGGTTGCAGTAGTGCTTCTGATGCTTTTAGGATTCTGTCAAGCCCGGAAGGTTGCAGGATGAGTTTGAAGGATTTTTACGAGAAGGAGTATGATTCGGGTAGACAGGAATCAAAGTTTGTTGATGTGAAGTATGTTGACAGGCTTAGCGATGCCGGGCATTGGAAGGGTAATAACCTGTACGAGTACCTTTCAGGTGTTTTCGGTGTTGATTCCGTGAATGATGTGTTTTCAAGGTATAAGGTAGGATGTCTTGGAAAGGAATCCGCTGTGTTCTGGTATTCCGACAAGGATGGTAACGTGTGCCATGATAACAGGATAAGATATGAGGTGAACGGGCACAGGAAGAAGGAAGCCCATGCTTTCAGGAAGTTTACTACGGGCGAAGGATTTACCTATCGCGGTTATTTTAAGCCGTTTTTAGGGGAGTATTGCAGCGATGCGATAACTTGTATGGTTGAATCGGAGAAAACTGCCATAATAGCTTCTATGGCTTTTGGTAACGGTTTTATATGGACAGCTTGTGGCGGAATGAACCAGCTTGGAAATAAATTGCCAAAAAATGTTATTTTGTTCCCCGACTTTGATAATAAAGCTATATCTTTGTGGGGTGACAAAGGACGTGTGGCGAGATGGTGGGAATACCCTAGCCTGTCTTTTGGATTGAAGCATAACGATGATATCGGAGATGCTGTTATTAATAATTTGAAGAGTATTAACATTAAAGAATTTAGGAAATGGATATTGGAATAGGAATTGATTTTAAGGAAAATCTTCTTTCATTGCGTAATTATATCTCTTTGGGATTTAGTTGTGATGATATTGATTTCAAGAACGCGGCTATTGCTTCCATTGATAGAATGATGGAAGAAGTATTGGATGAGCATGATGTGAATTTCTTTGACGCATTGCAGAATGTGATTGACAACCTTGATGAGATTAATACGGTAAAGGATGTTCACGATATTTGCTGTGAATTTTACCATGTGATGGATGAGAATGAGCGTGTCATGCACCGTGAGTTCTTTGAAAAGTTGAAAAAGTATCGTGAGAGCAAAATAGAACGTGTTGTCCCATTAACTGATCATGAACTTATTATCATAGGAAACAAATATTTTGATTTGAAAACTGGTGATGAATGTGTCGTTGACAGTATTATTAGCATGTTGAGTTTACGTTACGGGGTGGACACATGTGCTGTTTTGTATGTAGACCGTCTTGGTAATCGCATAGCATGTTCTGTTGATGATTTCAGGAAAAAATTCGGGGTAAAAAAAAGAGCATGAACAGAAGAGGTGAAATAAAGATTGACGGAAAGGTTATGGGACCTGATTACGGGAAATACTTTTATTCTCCCCGTGGTAATATGTGGGCTGTAACCTTGTGTACGTATGACTGTGATGATGGTCGTATGTTTGAAAAAATAGAATTGTATAGGACAAAGGATGAGGCTAGGGAAGCCGCATTTAGATTAAACACGGATGTTAAAAATGGATAAAGTAAAATTTGTAAAATTAAGACGGGATGCAGTTCTTCCCGAAAAAAAAACTGATGGTGCTGCCGGGTATGATTTGTATGTTCCTGACAACACATTGATAAGAAAAGGTCGTAATCTGATTAAACTTGGTATAGCCATTCAGATGCCATCAAATATGAAGGCTATTATCAAGCCGCGGAGTGGATTTTCCCTGAAAGGTATTATTGGTGTTGACGGGAAGTACCATGACGCTGATGTGTTGGATGGTGTTATTGATTGTGATTATACTGGTTGTATCGGTGTTATAGTGAAGAGTTTTGAGAAAGAGCCTTTCTATATTGTCGCCAAGGAGAGGATTGCTCAGCTTCTTTTCAGTAATTATATTGAGGTTGAATTTGTTGAGGTTGAAAGCCTTGATTCAACGGATAGGGGTGATGGAGGTTTTGGTTCCACAAATAATTTAGGCAAATGAGAAAGAAATTTTTATTATTTTTAGCTATTTCTTCAATAGTATTATTGGGGTTGTGTAGTTGTTCCGATGATAAGGATGATGAATACAAGGATGCTATTATCGGTACATGGGAACTTGTTCAGGTAAAAGTGGATGGTAGATGGTATCCTATGATAAGACCTACTTACGCTAAGTTTAATCAGGATGGTACTTATGTAGGAAGGGGCTATTTTGGAAATGGTTACGGTACTTATGATATTTCTGGTAAAACCATTACATGTTATGTTGAGGGATATGAGTATGTAAGATACGAGATTGTTGAACTGATGTCCAACACATGTACGTTGAAGATGATGATGGGAGGTGACAGTATGGATATTAAATGTGAAAAACGATGAAAACAAAAAAGATAAACAAGATTTACGACAAGGGCTATGATAGTGTATTGAACAAGTATTTTATCTTAGCCATGTTTGTTGAGTTTGGTGAAATGAAGTATGATCGTATTTTCTTTTCTGATAAGAAGGATGCGGATAACATAAAAGTTGGTGATTTGTTATGATGGGAGTTACGTTGAACAGCAGGGCTAAAATTATAAACCGTGATAAATACATTTCACTTCACGGTGAAGATTCTGTAAGCAAGTCAAATGTGTTCGGTAAATTTGTCACTGTTAAATACTGTTTTGAGAATGGTGAAAAGTTTCTTTGTGCGGATGACCAGGGTAAAGAGTATATTCTTTTCTCGGATTGTATTGCTTATGTTGATCATGTTAAAGAGAGAAGCATTCTTGATGAAGCAAAGGATATACGTAGTAACAGCAGGCAGTCTGATTATGGTGATGCTGTAGTCAATTTTGAAAATATTTCCAAGATGGCTTCTTTGATTACTGGAAAGGAATTATCTCCTTATGACTGTGTTGCTGTACAGATAGCTGTAAAGCTATGCAGACAGGGATTCCATAAAAAGCGTGACAATATGGTTGATTTGGCTGGTTATGCTGATATTATGCAATTAATTGTAGACAAGGAAAATGGGGAAAAAGGCTGATAATGCGTTGCTTTTTAGGAGGGTCTTGTCGGCAAGCGGACTCTCCGATATTGATGTAAACAGGAAAAGCAGGAAACATGATATCGTGATGAACCGTGCGCTTGTGTGTTGTGTCATGCGTGACATGGGATTAAGCATGTCTGAGATTTCTGATTTCTTATGTATTGACAGGAGCACTATATATAATCTTTTGAAATATACTTCTGAACTTGACGAGAAGGTTAAGTATGTAAAAGGCAAAATGAAGGAGGAGAGATAATGCGTAATAAGAAAGGATGGGGTAAACTTCCCCTTAGTAACAATCTTCTTATTGACGATGAAAAGCAGAAGAAGATTGAGATAGCCAAGAATATTGATGATGCGGACGAGATGGAGTTATGGGCTGCTTCGGCTTATGTTATAGATACCAATCCTGTATTGTTTTATAAGGCAACCCATGAAGTTGATAAAGACATGTCCGAGCGTACTTTGTTGATGAAAGCAAGGCAATGGGTTAATTCTCCCAGGATAGCCCAGATTGTCAATTATGCCAAATCTTCCATGCTTGCTTCCGAGTATGTCACACCTGCCATGAGGCGTGTTTTGGAAGAAGAGAAGAGGGAAAAGACAAAGGAATTGATAAACAAGGACAATCTTGAATTTGAAGATGCTATAAAACTTATAGAAAGTTTCCTTAAACGTTCTGATATTGACACTGCTGATTTTAAGGATGTAAAAGGTGCTTTGGACATGTTGGCCAAGTTTAAGGGTTGGTTGTCTGATGATGATGATGCTGGTGATGATTTTTATGATAAGACTACTATAGCATTCTTTCCTTATGACTGTGACTTGTGTGTTCGTGCTAAAGCAGGATTATGCAAGAAATGTGTATATCATAGGGAGTCAACGGGTGATCTTAGCGATGATGAACGTAAATGGATAAAGGAAAATGATACATGGAAGGGATAATTGATGGCAGTAAGGAAAACCACTAATTTAACGGTAAGGAATAAAGAAAGGGAAAGGCGTGTAAGGGAAATAGAGGAAGAGGGAGTATTTGATTATTTCCATAAATTTACTCCTGCCCAGTTGTACAGATACCTTTCACCTCTATGTAGTATTGATGCGTTACGGATATTGCGTTTGTGTATTGTTTCCGCACAGAGGGGAGATAATATGATAACATTGAAGTTTATAAGGAGGCAACTGAAATATAAACCTAGGCGTTCTGTTTTTGATTCATTAATAAATGCCGGATTGATAATAGAACCAGTTCCTAATGTTTTTTCCTGTACGGTGAAGGTGAACGAGTATTCTCATATATTGAGCATGATGCGTATTGATGATAATGCTCCCGATATCGTAGATGTGGATGATTTAAATTGTTATAAAGTTGTAGCAGAGGATAATATTAGTTACCGTGTTGTTAGCAAACGGGGTAGTGTTATAAAGAGTTTCGCTGAAAAGAGTGAAGCAAGCAATTATCTTGACGAACTGTATTTTCCTAAAGGTGAAGATGGTGACGTGGAAGCATTGTCGAAAGAGGAAGAGGAAGAATTAACTATTTGATTAACTATTTTTAATATTGTTTTCTGTATTAGTTTATTTTTTAATATTACTTTTGTCGCATGAGATATTCTTACGATAAAGAACGGTATGATTATCTTGTCAACGAGATTTTTAAATGTGGCAAGATACTTAAAGAGAACACCACTAACGGTAAGGAAGTTAGTTGGAAAGTTTTCTGGATAAGGGTGGACGCTCACAAAAGAAGGCTGTCCGCTATGAGAGAATTGGACAAAATAAAAGAGGAAAAGTATAAAAAATAAAAAAAATGGATTTAGTATTAAATTGTAAAGTAAAGAAAGTAGGTCAGTTACAGACTGGTACAAGTAAGGCAGGTAACCCTTGGCAAAAGAGAAATCTTCTCGTTGAGGAAATTGGTTCCATGTATGCCAAAGAGGTGTATTTCTATGTAATGGGCAACCTGTGTGATCTTCAATTGAAAGAGGGTGATACTATTACTGCCCATCTTGAAATCAGAGCAAGAGAATACCAGGGTAAATATTACAATGAAGTTGGGTGCTTTAAGATAGATATGCCGCAACCAGCACAAGCACCTGCACCTGCTCCATCACCTGCACCTGCTCCATCACCTGCACCTGCTCAGCCTGAAAGACGGGATGATTTGCCCTTTTAAGATTGCAATGCTTTCTGAAATGTGTGGTTTTTGCTTATATTGATTAAATTCTTGTTTTTGTTTGCGGATGGAGGTTTATCTTTTTTGCCATATTTCGGGTTTTCCTCCATCCGATTTTATTTGTAGTGGCATTAAGGAACAAATTTACACCATTATAAAGTATTCGGTGATTCATTTATGATAGCTGATAGTGGGCGTTGGTATCGTCCCGAACGAATTAACGTTCTAAAATGTGTGTAAAAATATACATTAATACCTGATCATTCTAGGTTTGTTGAGATGAAAACAAACGAGTATAAAGAAACATGGCCTTTTGATTCGGAAGATGATATCCCATATTTTTCTTTTAAAAGTTGTTTGGTTTGTGAAGATTATAGAGATATTGTCTTGGATTGCTCTGATGATGATATTACAAGCATAATGAATGTAGTTAGTCTTATTAGCCGTTTTGATATATGTGAGTTCTTTAAAATTCCTTCATACAAAATTGAGGAAGATGGAACTATACATGAAAGAACTTTTGCAGACAAGGAGATGGATAAGGCTTCAAACAGCGTGATGATTGATGATGTTCGTTCTACTATGATTCATGTTAACAGGAAGATTCATTCTTTGGTTGACTACATAAAGGGCATTGACGATGATAAATTTGATGAGAGCGTTGTGTCAAAGATAGAAAGGGATGTATTTGAAATACTTATGGATGGGGTTGTATCATGACAAATATGAAAAAATCAGCAATAAATCTTATGGAAGAATTTATCCATGAAGCAACTCCCGAATTAATAATAAATGATTGTATAAATTTTGGAATAGAATTAGATAATATAACTAGTGCTACTCCGAATAAAGTAAAGGAATATATTGATATGAAAAAGTATATTGGAACAAAACAGATTGAAGCAGAACCTATGACTGTTAGCGAATTCTATCATCTCACAAGGCAATCTCAGTACGGTGAAATGATAGAAAACGGAGAAAGAGATCTTAACGGTTATCGTGTCGTATATGAAGATGGATTTGAAGGGTGGATGCAAGAAGACGAATTTAAGAAATCATATAAAGTGGCTGATACAGTGCTTGACCGCTTGCATATTGAAATGCGAGATTTATACGAGAAGATGGATAAACTTTCTCCATTTATTGAATCCGGCAAGATAGACGAAGTTGTAACAGACAAATATCAGAACTATTTGCTTCGTTTGCAACATTATATCATGAGCAGATATATTAACGTGCTGGAATGTCGTATAGGTAGAATTGATGGCTCCCCCGAAGCACCTCTACATCAAATGTCATTTGGTGATGCCATTGAAATTCTCAAACAAGGTGGTGCTATCCGTAGAAGTGGTTGGAACGGTAAAGGTTTGATGGTATTCAAACAAGTTCCATCTCATATCGAAAGCGACATTATCCCTAAGATGCAATCTCTTCCGCAATCAGCAAAAGACCTTATTGTGAAAGGTAAGGGCTTTATTGACTATATAAGACAATGTCTTATCTACAATGAGAATACTGGATGCGCTGATTCATGGGTTCCGTCTATTAGCGATGTGTTTGCCGATGATTGGGAGATTGTTGTTTAATTTTGGCTTAATTCGCAATAATTATTATATTTGTGGTGATTTTGGCACCGCAGAAGATTCTTAAAACAACATTTTATGACTGTTGTTTGTATTTTAAATCTTTTCATAATTTAATAAGGGGTAGGGGGTGGTATAGTCCTTTTCATTTATGCTATAACCACCCCTTATTTATTAGGCATTTATAACCAATTAAACATTATATACATGAAGAATTTATTCAAAATGTACAGAGATTGGAGAAATAGAAAGTTTGTGGAAAAGATAAACAAGGTCTATTTCAAACAAGATAATGAAGGCAATATTTTTATGGAAGGAAGCCTGTATGTTTATGGTAAAAACAACGGTGTAATTTCATCATGGGTGGATAAGTCACTTGATGATGTCAAAAAGTCTATATCGGATTTGCCATGAGAAAAAAAGAGCTTCTTAAAAAAATGAGAGAATATCAGTCTTGGCGGAAAGGTGCTGATATTCCCATTATGCCACCATCCGAAGTCACTAGGATTATTGATTCCGCAATAACTGTGATAGAAAAGTCTGATACAAGCAAGGCGAATGCCGTGCTGTTTAAAAAAGAAGTTATAGACAAACTTCACATTACTGTTGGTGCTATGATTTTGGACGGGTATGACGAGTTTGATTCCTGTGTAAAATATGTTAATGATTTAATACGTGAGTTAGATGAAGATTAATTTGTTTGTAAACGGAAATTTGGTGTGCGACCGAAGCGAAGCGAGGGAGCACAGGGGCAGTCTAGCTGCACAGGGGCAGTCTAGCTGCACAGGGGCAGTCGAAGTTATAACACTATGTGGTGAGGAACTTCCTAGTGATTATGACATTTCTGATGCTGTTATAATTGATGGCGATATTCATTGTCGTAGTATCAGTTGTAATGGCATTGTTGTTTGTAAAGGTTCTTTTACCGTTATAGAGGAAGGGGGTGATTATGGGTCACTCTAACGGTAAAATCACCGCACCTGTAGGATTGGATAGTGATGTATATCCTACTCTGGGTATCGGTCCTACTAGTAATGGCTATGATTTAGGATATGCGTGTGCAAATACGCATGGGAGAATAAACAGATATTCATATATCAAACCAATTGATAGATCTGATTTAGGCGTTGTGCAGTTTAACGATTCTACATATACTGCGTTTACAAAAATGATAATATATACAATAGGAAATTCTGTTCCATCTAGCACTATAGCAGAGTATAAATCTCCCAAAAGCGCATATCGTATTACTGATTTTGATGGGTATAATCATGTAGAATATCCTGTTAAACTAAATATAAACATTCTTCCGTCAAATATATTAGATTATGATACGTATAGTCAAACTGTAAAACTTGATTTAAATGGAAGTTCTAGAAATCTTTTATCACTACTTATAAATGATACTGTTTCTAGTTCAATAAAATCATGGAGATGTGCTATTTTAATTGTTGCAGAGAAGAATGGTAATAGAAGATTTTTTTTAGGAGAAAGAGGAACTTCTGATAGCCTAAGATTAGGTTTTTCTCCAAACAATTCAAACATTTATTCTGCTTTTAAAAGTATGGATATAGGCACTTGGTCTTGTACCATAATGGCTGTAGCAGTACATGGAAGTCACCCTGACAGTAATAATGAAGCACATGAGATTTCATCATCTACAGGATATAAATTTCCTATTATTCCAGAGTGTTTTGGATATAAGACAAAAATAACAGGTGTGAAAATAACTACTCCTAAAAAGAGATTTTTCTATAAAGTTATTTTTATAGATAATTCAGGTAGGGGAACATACATACCTTATGACATACGTGTGCAAATGGTTGTACAAGATAATAATAATAAAACTTTATTTAATCCTGGTATTAAGACATGGGGTGATATAGAACGTGATTCTATTTCCGTTTCTGGAAGAGAATACATTTACGAAGAAAATTATACAATAGATGATGGAAGTGGTAGATTAACAGGGTTAAAATGTTTTATGACAATACCTGATTATGAAGAAGAGCCAGGAGTTTGGGAAACTCCAGATTTAAGTGGAAGTAATTATTCTAGATACATATATAATCAAGGTTTACATACCACAGAATTGGAATGGGATTTATCTAGTAAAGAGGTTAATGAATTTAGGGTATCTTTAGCATATAGAGATTCTTCCCAGTGATACATATGGAAACATATATAATAACTTCCGTTTAATCAGTAAACACCGGATATAATATACACAAACAATGGGCATGGAACGGCAGCTTAGGTCTGTCTGTGTGTATTCTGTATTGCTCATCAATGCAGAACTGGCATGGGTTTTTAGACGTTACTGCTGTCCTCCATCCCTTGAAATTTGGAATGTTTTTCCATGAGTTGTAATTTGCTTCATTGAAAATACCTAGAATCATCTGTTGTTCTATAACATACAACTGGCTTATACCGTTTGTAGCATATCCTCTACCGTAGTGTTTCTGTTTGCTTGGCGGAATAAATGATACGTTATATGGTGATGATATGTTATTCCATATCTTCTTTTGAACCTCATCCGTTATTTTTTCTATATTGTTCGTTTTTATTGACAGTAATGTATTGGCAAGATATACTTCAACAACAGCGCGGAATCTGTTTGTATTTGTGTTTATTCTCTGCTTTGTCGTTTCTCCACCGTATGTCCTTTCCATATATTCCTTAATGCCGTTGTCCGTCATTGAAATATACTCCCATCCAAGATCATCGTTTAATTCGAGTGACAGTTTATTGCTTTCCAGTACATATTGGTATATGTCGTTATATATATCCTCACGAAACTTTTTGGTCAGTTGTAGCACTTTTTCTTTTTGGCTATCCGGGAGTTTTGATATTGACTTGAATGATTTAGCCCCTGCCAAAAGAAATACGGCCAGAAGGTCTTTAGAGAACTTCTCCGCACGTTCTTTGGTTGACGATTTGATACCGTTCGCAAGTCTTTTTACCTGGAAGTAATAGTCTGCAATCTTAGATATTTCTTCTTTGTTGATCATTGGCTTCTACTCTTTCTGTTATACCGTTTGCTACCATGTTTATCATCAAACTCTTGAAATCGCTTTGACTGTACACCTTTTGCCCAATTGATGCTAGAGTTTGAAATATGACAATTTGATTCTCGTACAAAACCTTTTGGTTCTGTATGATAGCGTCAAGTTTCGATAATATTTCTCTTTCGTTGTCCATAGTGCAAAGGTATGTATTTTAAACAAAAAAGGCAACAGTGAAGATTCACATCTGCCTGCTGCCAAGTAAAAACATCGTAATGGTTCATTTAGATAGTGCAAAGTAACAGAAAATATGGTAGGTATTAATGTTAATTTTTACATACATTTTAGAACGTTAATCCGTTCGGGGCGATACCAACGCCCACTATCGGCTATCATAAATGAATTACCGAATACTTTATAATGGTGTAAATTTGTTCCTTAATGCCCATCTAAATATCAACAATCCTAATTATTACATTGCAAATATAATACTTTTTTGTATATTTGCAATGTATCAATAAATAAAAAATTATGGAACTATTGGTAGAAAGAAAATGGTGTAAGCCTGATTATACTATAGGGCGTTTGTATATTGATGGTGAGTTTTTCAGTAATACGCTTGAAGATCGTGTTGTTGACGTGAATAAGAACGGAGTGTTTGATGGAAACGAGAAGAAGGTTTATGCTGAATCTGCTATCCCTTACGGTAGATACCAGGTGATATACAACTGGTCCCCAAAATTCGGACGTAATATGCCAAGATTGTTGAATGTTCCTCATTTTGAGGGTATTCTTTTTCACGCTGGGAATACAGCAAAGGATTCTGCCGGATGTATCCTTGTAGGCAACAATACATCAAAAGGAAGGCTTACCGAATCACGCTATACTTCTGACAAGTTGAACAAATTGATTGACAATTCGATAAAGCGTGGCGAACAGGTTTGGGTTACGATAAAGTGATCAATTATACGTTAAAGGAAATATAGGAGCGATGTTTTTGTCGCTCCTTGTTTTTTAGTAATAATAGATGGCAATTATATACTATTTTACACAACAAAATAAGAGTGCAACCGCTGTTATTGTTGTTGTGGTTACAAATATACTAATTTAGTCAATTACACCTTATTTATATTACTGTAAAAAAAATAATTGGTTCATATAGTTATATAATATGAAATATTTAATATATTTGCACTTGAATATACAAATAAGATTGGATATATCCAATCGTTGTACTGACATATAAAATAGCTCAATCGCCTTCTGAATCACCACCTCGGAAATAAAACGAGCTATAAATGAACCAATACATATTGGGTGAGTTGAAACCTTATAGGCGTAGACTTCCCCATAATGTATTGTGGCTTGTGGTGAGCCAAGAAGGCGTATGGGCGATAGTCTGCGCTTCCTTGTATACTTGTAATGCGTGGTTATTGCTGAAATTAGTGGAGCTTTATTTTTAGTATTAACCATAAAAATTCAAGTTTATGAAAAAGTTATTAAGTATGACGATGTTACTTACAGTAATGTTTCTAACGTTTTCCGCATGTTCAAATGACGATGATGATGTTGCCACAACTTATACACTCTCTTTTGATGTGCACTCTAACCTTTCTAGTACCGTCCGTTTATTTGAGTATAATGATAATGGGGATAAGATTGGTAATAAATCAATAGAATGCAAAGCAGGAGATATACATACATTTACTGCTGATCCAGAAACATATAAAGTAAAAGTTTATTTATCAATAGGGAATGTCATAGGTAAATGGGTTCAACAAGTATTTATACTAAAAAAAGGAGGGGATACAAAAATATCCATTGATGATAAAACTTTAATAGGGCCAAATGAACCCTAATTATAAGAAAGACCGGAGTTGTTACTCCGGTCATATATTTCAATTTTCTTCAAATCCTATAATCTTGTCTATGCCTTTATCAAAGCTGTCATTTGATTTCGGCTTTATATTTTCTATTAATTTAGGTAGATATGTGAGTGCTTTTTTATCTCTCTTACTAAAATAATCATAAGATACTTTGGGAATCCATTCAGTTTCTACATACTCGATAAAAGCTGGTAAAACAATGTTTTTGTATTGCCTTGCATCGACTGTTTTATTGTAGTTAGGGAATGTGTGCTTATATGTTTTATACTCGTGTTCAAATTGAGGATAATTCTTTTTTAGAAACTCTGGAAATCTTTTCCCAACACTTGTGTCTGGGCGAATTTCTGTTCCGTCAAAAGTCTTATCAGGAATATCATAACCTATTAAATGGAATTTTAAAAATACTCTTGTATATAGTTCTGATATTACAGAAAAATATCCTGGTTCAATTCTTCCAAAATTCAAATCATATCTGAGTATAAAATTTGATGGAGATTTTCTATCTATATTACCATAATATCCTTTCTTCCTTATTGATGGTAAAACTTCTTCGACTATCCAATCCTCGAATTTTTCTGCACTTGGTAGTTGTGATTTTAATATTAGTCTATACAAATCACTTTCAGGAATAAAAGACAAGGTTGTCATCCTTACAATTTCTACATTTTTACCATTCTTATCAGTGTAAGTGCCTGATTTACACGGTACGTCGTGTTTTACGACATGTTTGCAATGCCTAATTATTGCATCTCTTGTATTTGAATATCCAAGCATTCTTGCAACGTCCACACCGCAAAACAAAATTTCTCCATCATCAGTTTTTATTGTTCTCAAATCGTTAAAGGAATTTTCTTCATCCGAGTTATAATGAAAAACTCCGTATTGATAATTAATATCCACCATATACTAATTCTTTATAAGTTAATCTACATTCAACATTCTGCAAAAATAAATCAAATCTTTCTTTATCAGATAAAGAGCGAGTGTTAAAACGATACACGCATTCATCAATATAACGCTGCATGTGTTGTTTAGACCAATGGTAGTATATACCCATAATACTTCTTTTCACTAAAGCCCAAAATCCTTCGATGTGATTTGTTGTCAGATCACCACTACCATAAAATCCTGCTCCATGATTTACATTTCTATGGTTGTAGTAAATATTAGCCCCATCACTATAATTCCATTCGTCTGTATAAAGATTACTACCTTCTTTCACGTAATTATGAATAACAGAGAAAAGGGTATTTGATTTTGTGTCAGAAACAACTTTAGCAATAACCCTACCATTACGTTGAATCATTCCGAATACAGGTATTTTATCTTTGAAACTTCTACCTTGACAAGCCTTTACTTTCTTGTCTGCATGACGATTTTTATTCTTCCCACCAATAAAAGTTTCATCTACCTCAATAGTACCACTCAATTTACCACCATCACTGTCATTATTGTCATCTTCATTTGACTTATCGTTTTCTATACCTAAAGCCTTTCTGATTCTGTGAAGCATAAACCATGCAGTTTTCTGAGTTACCCCAATATCTTTACTTAATTGTATTGAAGATATACCTTTTTTGTGGAATAATACAAGCCATATAGCCATAAACCAATAAATTAAAGGTAGGGAGGTTTTATGAAAAATAAGTTTAGTCTTAACATTAAAGTATTTTCCAGTGTTTTTACAACGATATTTATTATCTTTGCATTTGTAGACTTTGGAAGTAGGATCAAAAGGGGAAACGACCTTTACACCCCACCTTCTTTCTTCCAGATAATCTATACAGCGCTGTTCTGTTGGGAAAGCATCTTGTAAATCTTTTAATGATTTGAATCTACTATTAAACATAAGGCTTAGTTTTTAATTATGCCCCTAATATAGTAACTTTTTACACAAGATGCAAATATAATGCAGTGTTTTTACATAATTGGTGTAAATTAATATATAATTGCCTAATAGATTATGTACAGTGCTATACTATTCTCGCCAATTTTCCATCGGACGGTTTTCCGCCAAACAGGTGATTGATGTATGCAAGACCTTTTTGTGTGCATAGAACAACCATCACGACAAAACCTGGGTGATTCTCTCTTGGAATAGGTTTTTCTTTCATCTCGAAATACCCAGCATCAATATACTTCTGTTTTGGTTCGTTCCTGTTAGCAAAGAATACTCCTGCTTCACGAAGTTTTTTGAACAAAGAGTTTCTCCCAAAAGGCAAGCCAAGTATCTTTGCCGCCTGTCCTATATCGCACTTGCCTTCCATTGCAAAGGCTTTGTCGGCGAAGTCGGCTTTCGGCTGGAGTTTCTCTATCTGTTTTTGCTGCTTTTCATTCTCCAAAGCCAAGCGTTCTTTCTCTTCTTCGGCTTGTATTACCATTAGTGCAAGCTCCTTTCGGGAAAGCTCATGCTTTGCCACTTTGTGAAATACTTGCCTATAAACCTCAAAAACTGGACGTACTTTGCGAGCAATAAAAAACTCCATACAGGAAACGGTAAGTTTGTATTCATTTGTAGGTCTTCCGCCTTTTTGGTTTTCCGCATTCTTGCGTAAAACTTGATAATCAATATTTTCTATAAATTGTTCACTTGAAGTTAGTGCTCTTACAGCTTCCTCTTTCCTGCCATAAACAAGCATCCATACTTCATCAAGATTGATTGGGAACTCATTGTCAGACTTTGACAATTCAAGAACTGCGTTGAAATACGATTTGATTTCGCTTTCGCTACTCTTTTTAGATAAGATTAATTCTAACATAGCTATTATTTTAGACAATAAAAAAAACTGCACTACGTGTTGTCTAAGTCTTAATAGCAAAACTCCGAGAGTATTTCTACATCCCGACACGGTGCAGTATATATTTTGTAATGATATACACGTTATATATGGGCACAAAAAAAGCCGATGTATGCGGCTCGTGCCGCTATTAAGTTTAGACACCACAAAGTAAATAATAATTTTTGATATATAAAAACTTTGTGGTGTTTTTTTCTACATCAATCCAAGCACCATACCTACTGCTCCCCAGAATACATCTCTCCATTCGGGCACTCCTTGTCTAAGCCACTTATCGTAGACGATTTCTTTCCCTACAAGGAGGAATAAGGTTAGTGCTATTGCTGTCCATACGGAGAAAAACCATTGCGCCACGCTTACTAAAAGTATTCCTGCAATGAGGTGTTCCATTCCGTCAACTCTTAAATTGTTAAGGCATATATAGTCCAATGCCCTTCTTATTTTTCTTAGTAAGTTTATAAATTTTCCCATAGTTTAGCTGTTATCGTTGTTTTCATTGTTTTCATTATTTTCCTCTATAACTCTAGCTTCCATATCGTTTAATCTTCTGTCTTGTTCGTCCATTCTATCATCTTCATTGTTTGCAGAAAAATCACTTTCTTCTCTTGCTGTCTGTAATGATATTATTCGGGAGTTCACAAGCTGAACGAGTGTATTGTTCCATTCAGAGAAGTCTATGTATGAGTATGGCTCTATGGTAGCGTTTATTCTTAGAGCGTTATAACCTGTTGCGTCACCTTCCATTACTCCTACATAGTATTTGAATATATTGGCCATGTCATTTATGGCTGTATTCATCATTTGTGCATCACTTCTCGCCCATTCCATTTCCGGCTCGTAATACATTGCCGTTGTTCCAGTAGGTCTGTCACCTGATGATGATTGCATTGGCGGAACGACACCGCTTCCGTCAAGTATTCCGTTGTATATGTTGTCTATTTCGGTGAATAGTGAATTTGAAGCGTCCATTTTACCCATGAACTGTGCATCATCTTCTGCTCCTACACGTAAAATGGAAGTTCCTCCCAATCCGTTTCTTTGAATGTTTATTCTTCCGTTTGTCTTGATAAGTAGCATTTGGAATGCCTGTCGTGTGTTGTATTCTCCTATCATGGACATTAAGAACTCGAAATCGTCTATCAAGTCCTGTACTGCCCCCCAAAATGGAAGTTCAAGCCGTAGATATACTACAGGTATAAATCCCAGGTTATGGAATTGATGCAGTTGTATGATATTTCCGTTTTCGTCAATATCCGTTGCTATATCTCCGTTGGAATCAAGCGTGTAAAACTCATCTTTAGTCCATACATCGACAAGTGTGTCTGTATGTTCTTCTCCGTCAGCCGATATGTATGTGGTTGTATATTCCCTTGCGAAAGCTATTCTTTCCCCTCTTCTGTTTTTATGTTCATACAGTATATCTCCTTTTGAGTAGCTGAAAGACCTGTATTTTATCTCGTCCTTATCCTTATATATATATATGGCAGCATCCCCTACCTTTCCGGCTTCGCTTATAAGTTCAAACTTGGCTGTTTCCATGAGAGAATCAGTCCAGTATTCCTTGTATGTTGTCAGCTTATCCCTGTTCTGCTGGTTTGACGCGCTTTTCTTTATCTGGAATTTAAGAGGATTGGTACATAGGTGTGATACCCTTTTCTTGTGTATCATCCTTTGAAGAGGAAATGCTCGTCTTTGCAGTACATAGGGAGTTGATGCCAATTTCTTTTTTCTTTTCTGAGCACCTACATTCGCGCTTTCATCATCCGATGATGTGGCATCCTCGTCTGACGGGATACTGTCTTTCCAGTCGGGTCTGTTGTGTATATAATGTCCTGATGTATCCCATTGTGCTAGAAAATCATCTTGTGACATATATTTGTATATCAAAGTGGAGCGTCTTGGTTTTTTCTTTGTTCCTCCACCTCTCCCATCGTCACATCTTGACGGAAGTGCCACTTTGAACGGTTCTTTTCGTAATAAAACGTCTAATTTTAAAATTTCCATAGGTAATTATAAATATTTTAATTCATCCATTATATCGTTAGGTATGTCAATCATTACATCACATATATCAAAATATGTCCTGTATAAAAATGTTCCTTCTATCAAGTCGGGCGAGCATCCTACAATCTTTTTTGCTTCCTGTTTTTTCAGCAGTCTTAGTTTCCCGTTTTCCCTTTCCACGTCACGTCTTATTGCTCTTCTCTGGTCCATCAGTGCTTCCCGTATTGTTTTGTTCACATACGGTTTTTCGAGAAGTTCCGGGTTTATACTGAATCCGCAATATCCTAGGTTTGTTCCTTTTATACGTGTTACCATCTCATCGGCAAGCTGTGCCCTAAGATCGAAATAGAATCTTACAGGCTGATCATCCTTGCTTTTGTCTAGTCTTTTCGGAACACCTCTAAGTATTGCCAGACTTTCGGGGAATGCGTCACGGAATGTAGGTGCTCCAAGACCGTCAAATGCTAGTCTGTTTTCACCGATTCCCCATTTTCGTAGATTGTTTCTTACCCATCGGTTCAAATCCCTAGGCTTTAATGTGTTTGACCATTCTAGGTCTTGTAAGTGATGTCCTATGAAGTGCCCCATTACACAAACGTCACCAAGACCGTATGCTATATCAAGTGTTGCACATTCAAAATAATCATCGAATACAGGTTGTGATGAAAACACCTCTTCCATCTCGTCTCTCGTTATCCATTCGTTCCCTCCTTTTATCAGTTTCCATGATCCCAATGCATTTATGGATACTTCCTGGGCTGTACCTCCAAGATTTTTCTGATAATCAGGATTGGAACTCATAAGGATCTTGTTATCCTCAAGTCCAGAAGCTATAAAAGTTATATTTTTGATGTATCTTTTGCAGTTTGTTTCATCAATTTTGGTATTTTTACCGAATCTTGCGATAATATAATCTTTTGCTTGAGCAAATACTTCCTGTGGGCTGTCACCCCATGCTGTTTCATGTATTGTGTCTCCATATTGAAAAAAATATCTTACTTTACCTGAACGTTCTGGTATAGCTATCCCATCATCATCTACCCACCATGATACCAATTCTCTCCAATAGTCACTATACGGGTTTGGATTACAAGCTCCTGAGAAACTTGTCCTAAGTCCAGAGGAGGAACGCAATACTGTTTGAAGATAGTTTACAATCGGTTCTGTAGCCTGTGAGCATTCGTCTACAACTACTTTAACAACATTACCTCCTTGTTGTCTATCTTTAAAATCATTTATACCCTTTTCTCCTGATATGCATGCATCTCCGAAATAATCGTATCGTATTTCTCCACCTGCATCCAATCTTGAAAGACGTTTAGAGTCTATATATTCTCCATAAGGTTCAACCATTTTTGAAACCACTTTAAGAATACCGTCCGCTTTTTCTGCGGATGTCTTATCCTTACGGAAAACGAGCGCGGAGAATGACGGGTGGTTGCATGAACTCAGTATATCCATTCCAAGGCATACGGATTTTCCTCCCCCACGATTCCCGTGCAGTATTTTTATTCCTGCCTTGTTCCTTAAAAATGCTTCCTGCGAACCTTTCTGTGGGGCAAGCAAATTTACCTTGTACCCCTTGCTTCTTCTGTCCTCTATATATTTTTGGACGAAATCAAGGCTTTTATATGGTATAATTCCCCTTTTGCCATATCGTTTTAACGATTTGACAACATCCTTAGTCTTTAATCCTCTGTATTTTAAATCAATTTCTTCCATTGTATTATAATGATTCGCAAATATAATATTTTTTTAAATATTTTTTTGCTTATACACAAATTTTAACTACATTTGCATCGGTAAGAGGTACTTACTATGCGCAAAGGTCTTGTGCATGAATCACATAAAAAATAAATAGTATATGGATGAAAATGTAAAAGTCATTTTTGAAGGTATCAAGAATGCGTTGGGAGAAAGTAGCTCCGTTATTACAGATCGTACAATCGAACAGACAATTAATGAGTTCTCAGCGTTCGCACCGCAGGAAAATGCGGAAAAGTTCTGGAATGAAAGTGTTGTGAATCATTTAAAGAACACTGTGGCAGGTCAGGTAAGAGCGTTTGCGTCTGATAAGCGCAAAGAGTGGGATACAATCAAGGAACAGGAGATATCCAACTTGAAAAAGGAATGGGAAAAATCACATTCGTCACAACAACAACAACAACAACAATCATCCGAACAGAAACAGTTTGAGTTGCCCGATGATGTCAAGGCTAAACTTGAAGAGTTTGAAAAGTTCAAGAAAGAGTTTGAAGCTAAAGAGCAGGAGGAAAAGCAGAAGCAGATTGTAACTGAAAAGCGCAAGAAGCTGTCTGATTTGATTAAACGCCCGGAAGCGGGTATGCCTAACGAGTTGTTGCGCAACATCATTTTTGAGAACATTCAGATTTCGCCCGAAGAGGAAGATACAAGCATTCTTCTGAAAATACAGGGAAAGTACAATGAAACGTGTACTAAATACACAAAGGATGGCATTAATCCTTTTATCTCTGACAAGGGTGGTTCTAGCGATGTAAAGTCATTCATAGATAGAAAGAGAGAAGAAGATAAGGCTAGCAAGGAAAACAATATTGTCAGCCGATATTACAGTAAAATTAACAAATAGTTTTTTTAATTATGAAAGCAGGAGTTCTTGCAACAAGTTATAGTAAGATTGGTGGCGCAAGACATATCTTTTCTAATGATACGTCTTTGCACGTACTGTTGGTAGGATGTAACGTTCCAGTAGAACGTATGCCTACAGTTGGGAACAAACTTCCGGCTGGTACCATGATTAAATGCGATTCCTCAAAACAGGATGGCGGTGATATTCACTATTCATTCAGAATGTATGAGAAATCGGATTCTGGTGCTACGGTAAAAGTTGAAAAAATCATGGGTAATACAGTTGCCAAGGTTGGCATGGTTGTCGGTAAAGCACCTACTACTGCCGCAGGTACTACAACTGGTTTTACCATTAACGCTATTGATTCGTCTCATGACGAATATGACATCCTTACATTGTCCGGGGATGCAGGTAAATTGGAATTGACCGATATTTTGGTTGAAGTTACACAGGTTGGTGCTAGCGCAAAATTCAAGGTTATTCCTAATGCTATCCTGCCTTATGATGTTGACACCATTCCCGGTGCCACTCTCTATCCTTTCAACGGTGCATGGATGGTGACAAGTGAGATTTTGGAAAAACGCATTCCGCCCGTAGCTTCGGCAATCAAAAAGGCGATGAAGGATGATGAATCATATCCTTGCGTTTTCCGTTACACATTGTATAACTAATTAAATTTTTTGTTTTATGCAAAGATCGACATTTAGTTTCTATGATTGGCATTTCTCCGGGGAGATGCAGGAACTTATGGATTATGCCAATCAGAAATTTGATAACGAAAACTGGAGAAGCTACGGAGATTGGGATGTTCCTCAGATGAGTAAATCATGGAATGTCATGGTTGACGAATACACACAGGCTACCCGTCCTGTAATGCTGGCTCCTTTGGCTGAAAAGCCTATCATGGATACTACGGGATTTGAATGGTATTCTGGCCGTATTCCGAAGATGGGTCACGCCATTCAGTTTATGGAAACCGATATTCAGGAGTTCTATGAACTTGACATTCCGCAAGGCGCATTGCTTGACAAGATCCGTGAGAAATGGTACACAAAGATGGAAGCGTGTATCCAAGGTTTCCATACCGAGTTGAACTGCATGACTTATCAGGCTCTTTCTACAGGTATGCTTAACTATACAGCTAGTGGTACCAACTCAATCCCTGTTCAGATTGACTATCGTGTTCCTGCAAAACACAAGTTGAAAGCGTTGAAGCAGAAATGGTTTAGCGATACAGACTGGACACCGAACGAGAATGCAGATCCTATTAAAGACCTTCAAAGAATGTGCAAGATTGCCGATAATGACGGTGTACCATACGATCATTTTGAAATGTCAAAGGATTTGTATGATAATTTCTTGATGCACCCGAAAGTGACAGCAGCAGTACAGGCACGTCTTGTTCCTGCCGCAGCATCTACTACAATCTATCCTATGAACAATCAGGAAATTGTTGATGTGCTGATGAAGGTGTTCTCTATTCCTGTGATTATTCCTGTTGATGAAAAATCAAAATGGAACAAACTTGGTGTGATTGAGGAAGCCAAACCGTCTTTTGAAAAGAACACCGTTGTTCTTGTTCAGAGCGGTCAGTTCTTCCGTATCAAGAACTCACCGTCAATGTATTTGCAGGATACCAACCCGGCTGTACGTATTTCTTCTTTGGAAGGCGGACGTATCGCGTTCTTGCATCAGTATTCTTCCGAACCGTATGCGGAGAAGAGTTCAGGTGAGTTGTGGGCATGTCCTGTGATGAAGAATCCGAACAACCTTATCATTATGAAGGTTGACGAACAGTCAAATACGGGATTGTAAAAGGTTGAACCATGAAGGTCATTATTGATATAAATGGCGAAGGCACAGCAAAGGGCGCAGGGGAGTATTTCATTGGAGATACTCTCACGCTCCAAGCTATTCCCGAAGAAAGTGTAGAGTTCGGATACTGGCTTATTGCCGACAATGAAACATTGAAGCCGGAAGATAGACTGAAAGTTTCGGATAATCCGTTCACTATTCAAGTTACCCCTCAGATAACAGCAAAGGGTAACATGAAGGTGGAAGCATATTTCTATATGTCTATGCGTGAATATCTGAAAGCACAGATTGACTATGAGTTGAAAAACACATCGTATATCAGTGTTGCCCAGAAATGGGGATTCCGTTTGTCTGATGACAGCCGTGAAACGTCTGAGATGAAGAAGGATTTGGCTTATGCTGACTTGTTGCTCATTGTTTGCACTGCCCCTTCAACGATACAGGGAAAGACGAAGAAAGCCGGGAACTGGTCAATTACCGACACAAGCAAGACTATTTCTATCAATGACAAGAAAAGATTGGAACAACGCGCAAAGGATTTATACGCCAAATGGGGTTTGAATTTGGATGTTGGAACTGATGTTGAAATAACTAGATTAAGATGGTAGTATGGGAAAGAGTATTTTAGGTGAGGATATGTTTCCTGATATGGTGAGAATTTATCAGAACAAGAACAGTTCGGATAAATATCATACCACCCCGTATTGGGAGATGATATACGAAGGAAGGGCAAACATACAGGAAAAGGATACTGGTTCGGAAACGAATGATGTTGATAAATCCGAATATGCCGCCTACCTAGAAGATAACGATGTAACCATACCTTCCGGGTGTCTGTTGGATTGGCAGAATTTCAACCATCCGTTTTCGGACAACAGCAATAGTTGGCGTGAGATAAAGAAACCTCCATTTAACAATATGGAATTTGGTACGGTGATATACTTTAACCAAATAGAAAACTAGAATACTATGACAATCAATTGGACGGAAATAATACTTGCTTTGTTGGGTACAAATGGCATAACCCTTCTAACTTCAATATTACTGTTTAAGCAGAAGAAGGAAAAGATGGAAACTGAAATTGATTCTTCTACCTTGGACAATCTTGAAAAAGGGTTTGCTATTCAGGGTGCTCAGTTGAAAAAGGCACAGGAAGAAATATTGAGTTATCAGCAATCTCTTCATGATGCTTATCAGAAGATACAGGAGCTTTATAATGAGATGAACAAAATCAAAAACGAGTTGAAATGCGCAAAAGATGATCGAGATTCATTAAAAAAGCAGATTGATAAACTGAGTAAACCAGTAACAAGAAAGACAAGTACAAAAAATGCAGGCAAATAACAACGATAAAGTATTGAAAGAGTTTGGTAGTAATGTCCAGCTTGCTTTGGATGCTTCTATCATGCAGTTCATGGAAGATATCGCCACGAATATCATGGATGATATAAAAGACATAGAGGGATTTACCAATCAGACTTTCAATCTTGAAGATAGTTATGGCTGTGGCATTTATAAAGATGGGGTCCTAAAGAAGATTGTGTGGGCAAATGCAACGAAAGTTGCAAATGAACCTAGGAAACGTAACAATGTAGAATATTGGGGGCGTGAACTTGCCGAAGATTTCTTCAACAGTTACAAGTCTGATAGGTCCGGAAGATACGAACTAGTTGTAGCTGCTGTCATGTTTTATGGGAAGTATTTGGAGAATTACCATTTATTGAATGTTCTTACAGATTCTTGGCTTAAAACAAAAACAGATTTAAACGGAGGTAAATATACTGTAGTTTTTAAAAAAATTGCAGCTAATATGTTGAACAAATATTTTAAGTGAGGTAAATGGGGTACTTTAATCCTTCAACGATAAATACAACCTTGTACAATATTGTATTGGACGAGAATATTGCTGATGATGTATATAAAGTACAGCGTCCTGCAAATGTTGATGATAAGGTAACGAGTTTTATTGTCGTAAACAATAATACTAGGATTGTAAGCAACACTGAAAATGGTCCTTATGGACATTTTGGGAAGGGCGAAACAATGGCTACGGTTACTTTGTTTGTTAGAGCATTACCGGGTAATATTTATCCGTCAATTATGGATGCGTTAAGTGAGAAGATTGTGAACTTATTTCCTCAAAAGGCTGTGCAGCTTCATTTTAAAATATTTAATGTTTTACCACCAATGTTTGATGGTGTCGGATTTTATTATACATCCGTTCTGTTAAACGTTGATATTTATAAAGATTAGCCGCATGGGAACCGTAAGAAAAAAGAGTGAAAACGCATCAATAGATACGTTTTCGACATATAGTAATAACCTTTTAAATTTAGAAAATAGAATGGCACGAGTAAATTTAGACACCAGCCCTGCTTACTTGAACGGGCAATCGGCTGCTTTGACTTTTGATCCTATTGAAATTACCGATTCGACTCAATATTCATCATTTTTGAATCCAAAAATCCTGCCTAATATTGAGTCTGGTACTACAGAATCCGCAGGAACGGACGCTGACACTTCTGAAACCAAGAATGAACAGGGTGCTACTGTGTTCCAGAACATCACACCTGGTACTATGGCATTCACGTTTACAGGTATGTCTACCTCTAAGGCTGCATTCGCATTCTTTACTACTGGTAATACAACTCCTGAATTGAATTTGGATTCTCTTACTGACACACAAGACGCTTTCGGAAAAGGTGTTAGTCAAAAATTGAAAGCATTTGGAGCAAGTGCGTTTAAACAATTTGTACGTCCTATCGGTATCATCAATGGTACTGGTGATCGTATGATATTCTTCCCGAAAGCATCATGGGCCGTTAGCTTTACAGGTGCGCCTAGTAACGCAGGTTATCTTGGATTTTCTGTGACAGTTACAGCGTTGGAAGTTAATACACAATATTTGAAAACCATGATGGTTCTGGAATTGGATAATTCAGTTGGCGGATAAGTTGTGTTATATATTATTAGCCGGGCATTTTTTGTCCGGCTTTTGTTTTTTTTAACTAATGTCGTTTGATTTTAATTGACCTTTGTCGTATTTTTGCTAGAAAAAGTATGCATGACAGATAGAGAATTATCAGACAAGTTAAAGTCACAGGCTATAAGCCTTGGACTATGCGAGGACTGGACAAATAACTGGGGGAATCCAGATAAAAATCAATTGTGCGAGAAGTATGTCAAGGGTATTGATTTTTGTCTATTGAATAGATATCCGTCCAATGAAATAATTAAGGAGGAATTTGCTGGAGTACGAGAAAGATATAATATATACGTTGATGATACTAATATTTTTATAAGCAATCCTAAATGGTCTATATTTAATGGAGCTTGTGATTGTGTTGTCACCTATAATGACTATGGTATAGGAGAAATGTATGTCAAGGATAACAGTCATGTAAATATTGTTGCACTTGATAATAGCATAGTATATATTACATTGCTTGATAACGCTAGTATTGAAATAATATCATCGGAATATACGAAAGTGTTCGTTTCTACAAATTCACCTGAAAACATATCAAAAGTGGATGTAAAAGGTAAATTAACGGTAAAACCATTTAAGCTAGATTAATAATACATGGGACTATTTAATTGGAAACAGCCTGATTTAGACGATCAGATAAAAATGCAGAAGTTTGCCACTCATAAATATAAAGAAGTTATGGTTGGTAACAAGAAATTTAAAATACGCGGTCTTCGTTTGGGGGCATACGATTATATTGTGGATAAACTGCTGATTCGTGATATTATCAATCCAGATACAGCAAAGAAAGAAATGATTGCAATAATGAAAAATGATGCGTCTATTCCATACAAAGTTGCTGCGGCAGGAATATTAAATAACTATTGGTTTTTTGAAATCATTCCTTTTGCAAGACGTATATATGCTTGGTGGTTAAGCAGGCATTATGACCACAAGGAACTCACTCCGTTGATAGAAGCCATCGTGGAGGGGGCTAATGTGGGAGATTTTTTTACAAATACAATCCGTTTAGCGTTCTTGATAGATACGACAGCGACATTAAGCAAGAAGGATGCCATGAAATTATCTCTCGATGCAAAATCGGCTCAAGAGGATCTATCCAAAAAGATTTCCCCCAATTCAGAGGAGATTTAAAGCTATTCGGAGGTTTGGTAGTAATTAAGGATTGGGCTTTATTATGGAAATATTCATGGAGTTATATACAAGCTGTTATAATTGATCAACCTAAACTTGATTACCATTTTGAAGAAAAGATGAAGTTATACAAGGCTTCTCTTACAGATGATTTATACGAGAAAGCTAACATGAATGCAAGTGGTTTTATAGGTAGATTCAAAGAGTATAAACCTAAAGAAGAACATCCTGATATATTATTAAAAGACGTTTTGCGATGATAACAAAATATGATCCTAAAATATATCCCCTTAAACTGTATGTTGCAGTGGGGAATGACCAATGGAAAAAAATCAATAGAAAATTTACCAACCACAATCATGACCCGATAGATATATCTAAAGATGAAATTGAACGCTGTTATGGCTTGACTATCAATGTAAGAGAGAAAAGTACAAATAATTTAGGTGTACTTATTTGGCTATCAAATGATGGTCTAAAAATAAATACTGTAGCTCACGAATCAACTCATTATGTTTGTGATGTGTTTGACTATTGCGATATTTCTATGGGTTATAAAAATGGACAAGACGAGCATTTTGCATATCTTTTAGGATGGTGTGTAGAATGCGTAATGAATAGTGTTACAAAATATTTAAAAAATAATAATTATGAAGATTAGTTTGTTTATTACTGGAAATTTGGTGTGCGACCGAAGCGAAGCGAGGGAGCACAGAGGGGCTTTAGCCCGACAGAGGGGCTTTATGAGATAATAGCCCTGGATGGTAGTGACATACCAAAAGAATTTGATTTATCACAGGCTGTCATTGTTGATGGAGATGTTCATGTGACAGGTGACTTAACCATAGGTGGTAATATTGTCTGCAACAAATTTGTGGAGGTTTAGCCTATGGGACATTCTAACGGTAAGATAACTGCTCCGATAAATTTGGGCGATGATGTTTACGCTACGCTTGGTATCGGTGCTATTGGTATTGGATATGATTTGGGATATGCGTGCGCAAATACACATGGGAAGATAAACAAATGGAGTAAAAAAAAGCCTGTAAGGCATTCTAATTTAGGGATAATGACAGATGAACAATTTAGGTCAGTATCTTATGGGTTGAGCTTTACAGAAGGAGGAAATCATGATTATGGTATTTTTTCTTATTCCGCTCCTAATGGTGGTAGTAGTGCTCCATATCGTCTTACAGATTTTGATGGATACAACCAAAATGCTCAAACGGGTTTAGGTCTTAAAAATTACAATATAACTAGAGATATATTTAATGATAAGAGTAATTTGGACATATATCTCATAGATGATACAAGCCTTATCACGTGTTATGATTTAAGAGATTCCTTGTTAAGCGGATATAAAATAAGGCTTTTTATTACTTCTAAAAGTGGTACAGGTAAGTATTATCAGACTACAATTCCTGTTGATAAGCAATCTCTTAAATTCACGGTTCCATATCTTAATTTAACAACTTCTCTAGGTGCTGGAGATTATTCTTTAGTTTTGGATATAGAAAAAAATGGTACTTATAAAGGTTTTTTCCCAAGTGGTATGGAGAGGGGTTCTTTGAAAATAACATCAAATACAGGTATTACTATATCCATGTGGCCTAATGTTTCCTTTACAGATAATGGCTCTAATTATGCTATGTCCTTATATTATGCTGGAAGTGGATCTAGAATATTGAATCTTAATAATCAAAATCTTTTATGGAATACTCTTAATATAAGTAACGGAAGCAGTTATACGATCAGTAATGATAATGTATTTGTTCAATTCCGTTGGTCCGGCACAAACAAGGAGTATTATTCTTATGTTCCACTTAAAAGAGGTGTAAACCTTGCCAATTGGAGCATAAATGCTGGAGGAAGTAGTACCATGAACTATGGATGCGACAGATCTCAGATACCAAAAATGACAAATGCTAGCGAAAGTGTATTGCTTGTTACTACAAATATCGTGTATAAGCATACGGATGGGTATTATCATAACATTACAAATCCTGTTATTCTTAGAATGAAAAAGGATAGTGGTCCAACGCCAAGTTCAGTCGATAGATAAAAACAAGTCCGAAAGTTACACGAACTTTCGGACTATTTTGTAACCTGAAAACAATATGAAACCGATACCTATGTATCCAAGATTGATTAGTATTTTTTGCCATTTAGACAATTCCTTTTCTACCTTTACTTCTACAATTTTCTCTACGGTTATTATAGAATCTTTCGTCACTACCGTTTCTTTTTCCAAAGATGGGATGCTGTCTTGTAGAAAGTCTTTCTTGTTTTTCAAACTATGAAAAAGCCTGCCATCCGACATTATTTTAGCGTCTGATACGGCTAATGATGTTTCCAAGTGTGAACTATCTTCAAATGTTGTATGTTGTATGTGTTCTGTTGGAAGAGTTATTATTTTTGATTGCCATACTACTCTTTCCGTTACTGTCGTGTTGTGGTCTACTATGGTTGTATTTGTCGAAGATGGAAGTAGCTTGCGTGAACAAGAACACGACAGTAACAAAAAAAATAGCAATATAGAAAACGGCTTATTCATCTACCAAGTTTGTTGCGATAAGCGAGATAAATTCCTCCTTCGGTATTTCCAATGCTTCGGGAGAGTTCCATTTCACTTTAATTGCACCGTCAGTACCAATAAGTTCAATGATTTTAGCGAATCCTTCAAAAGCGAATTTTCTAGGCTTCATATCACATTCCTCTTTCATTTTCTCTTGGTATGCTTCGGAGTATGCCTTGTTCAGTTCTTCTGTTTCCTTGTTGAAATCTTCTTCTGTCTTTCTGATTTCATCCGCTTCTTTCTTTTCCTCTTTTGTCGCATCTTCCTTACCGTCAATCTCTTTCATGCGATTGATTTTCTGTGCGCGCTCGTCATATCCTTCCTTCTTTATTTCTTTAATAACCTGTTGCATATCATCATCAAATGCTTTTGCAGCTTTGTCGTAAGCGACACGCATAAGCATGATTTTTGCTTTCAGTTCTGATGGAAGTTCCTTCCCTTCTAGTGATAAGGGGATATTCAAGAGAGTTAATCTCTTTAAAAACATTTCTTGGTTCGTCATTTCTTCTTGCTGTTTAAATTGAAACTGATGAGATGCCTTTCGTGTTGATATATTTTGTTACATCGGTTACGAAAGAGTTGATGATAGTAATGATAGCAATTTGTGCTTCTAAGTCGGGATGATCGTTATAGTTGATTGCGATACCACCGTTCTGATTGAAATAGAATGTGGCGAGTTGGTTCTCTGATTCCAATGACTTCACCTCTCCGCCATCAAATGAATCAATGTTTTTTCCGTTTGATACGTTTACATTCGCATTCACCTTGTATTGTTTTTCCACATTAGCTTCATTGCTGAATGTTACGCTGGCTGAATTTACGCCAACGAGTGTTACTTTGTTTTCTTCTATAGCCATAGTTAAAAAATTATTTTATTGCAAAGATAACATAATCGTTTTTATCCACAATTTTTAATATGTTAAAAAATGCTAATGGATTTTTGTTTGTTGTAAATCATGCTCTTGTGCTTATTTTTTGCTATTTTTGCAATAATTAAAAAATAATAACTATGGCTGATGTTGATTTAGGAGCATTAAAGTTTAAGATTGGTCTAGATGATTCCAGTCTTGACAAACAGATAAAGGATATACAGAAGAAGTTACAGGACACCTTTAACCAGGAGATGTCTTTTAAGCCTATGTTGACCGATATAGGCAAAATGAATGACGAACTTAGCGAGGTTGTAGATAAGATAAACAAAGCGAATGAAAACGCGTCCAAGGTAGGAAAAGGGAAGTCGAACAAGAAAATGGATATACTTGTTCAGATGGAAGAGTTGTCAAATAAGATTGTCGAAGCGACAAGAGAGTATGACAAACTGGAAAAGACTTACCGTAACCTAGGCAATGCAGGCGGAGATAAGGGGATGGCTACAAGAAAAGCCAATCTTGAAAGTCAGAAGAAAGTGATAGATGATCTTGTCGCTGAATTGAACAGATTGAAAACGGCATATTCCCTTACTGCTAACAGTGCGCCTAAATTGTCCATTTCCGATGAAAGAGAACTTAATCTTCTACGCCAGCAATACGAAATGGAGATTGCACGGACAAAGGAGATGGATAGACAAGCATCAAAGCAGGAGCAGGCGAATAAAAAGATGCAGCAGACCAATCAGAAGTATCTACAATACCTTTCTGGTCAGTCTGGACTTGCCCTTGGTATGCCGGAGGGAAGTGCTGAGGACTTGAACAAGAAAATTGCTGCCATACAAAAACGCCTTGAACTATTGAATAAATTTAAGGTTGATATTCCTTTAAACAGCAATCAGATAACAAAGGCTGACGCTCTTATTCAAAAATTGCAGGGCAGATTGGAGAAGTTGCAATCATCTTTAAGAAAAACATCAACGAATGAATTGCTTAATATCAATCCTACGTCTATCAATCAGGCTAACAATCTTATTTCTGAATTGACAAACAGACGTAATGCGCTTAATACGACTGATGCAAACTATAACCGTACCCTTACTCTTCTCAACAGGAAGATACAGGAACACAACAAGTTTGTAAACGAAGCTACATCCTATGGAACAAAGATGCAGCAGACCAATCAGAAAAATGCCGCAAGTTCAAAGGAATTTACCGAGGAACTGACAAAGCAGAGCAGAATGATGCGTGAGTTTGTCAATACGATAAAGACTTATGCCGGATTCTACTTTTTCAGAGATATGTTTCAGGAACTTGTTGCCATTCGTGGAGAGTTCGAGTTGCAACAGGTATCATTACGTGCCATCATACAGGATGCAAGACGGGCTGACCAGATATTCAGTCAGATTAAGGGTCTTGCTGTAATATCTCCTTTCCAGTTCAGCGATTTGGTTGGATATACCAAACAGCTTGCTGCATTCCAGATACCTGTCAACGAATTGTACGGTACAATGAAAAGTCTTGCGGACGTTTCCGCAGGTCTTGGCGTTGATATGGGACGTATCATTCTTGCCTATGGTCAGATAAGAAGCGCAGGTGTATTGAGAGGGCAGGAATTACGTCAATTGACAGAGGCCGGTATTCCTGCATTGGATTCATTGAGAAAAAAACTGGAAGAAGTAAGAGGTGTGGCTCAAACTACTGATGATGTGTTCAACGCCATATCAACACGTCAGATTCCTTTCGAGTATATTCGGGAGATGTTTACCACAATGACGGAAGATGGTGGTATGTTCTACAAGATGCAGGAAATACAAGCCGCATCTTTGAAAGGTATGGTAAGTAACCTTGCCGATTCATACAAGATTATGATGAATGACATAGGCGAGGCGAATGATTCCGTTCTGAAAGGTATCGTTGGAAGCATAACCGATGCGATGAACAACTGGAGATACTTCTCTAAGGCAATAGAGGGTGTTGCTGTAGGATATGCTGCGTTGAAAGGATTACAGCTAGCTAGAACAGCTATGCTGGGAAAAGAGGTTGTCGCAACAACTAATGCAATTAAGGCTGAGAAATTACGGGAAGCCCAGTTGCTTAAACAGGCTGCGATGTACAGAACGCTAACTACTGCCGAGAGATGGAAGATAGCGACAGCATCCAAACTGTCTGCCGTAGAGATAGCTGCTGCCGTTAATTCGGGAAAGATGTCGGCAGAGATGGCAAAACGTATTCTTGCAACAAACATGTTGACTCAAGCGGAACGCCACCTTCTTGTAACAGAACTTAAACTGACAGGTGCGGAAGCTGCAAGAATGTTGTCTATGACAAAAACGACAATGTTGATGAACAGATTCAAACTGGCAACATTCGGTTTGACAAATTCATTGAAAACATTGTGGCTTACGATAAAGGCTAATCCGCTTATGACGATACTTACCGTTGCAGGACTTGTGGCGGAAGCGTTTCATATCATGTCTGCACGTTCGGAAGAGTTCAATCAGAAGATAAAGGATAGTGCAAAGTCTTTCCGTGAATCATACAGTGATTTGCAAAAAGACCTTGACAAGATAAACTTCGATAAACTTACCCCGGAAAACCTTGAACAGCTTGACACGAAACAGTTGCAGTCGTATGAGGAAACACTTACTGGAGTATTGTCTAAATATGGCAATATGGGGCAATATATAGTACAGAACAGCAAGAAAATAGATGATCAGAAATCTCGTGTGGAATATCTGCAAAAGTCGGCATCGGAACTAGAGCAGGTTTATAAACGTGCTGCTGAAAATGCGGATATAATGTTCAAGGCAGACAAGGCAACATCTACGGGCGTATTTGGTGATTCATTCTCTGATATGCTTAAAGATTACGAGAAATCATCCGTAAAACTCACTTCGGCAAGTAAGGATATAGAAGAGTTTCGTGGGCAGATAGTACAGGCATCCAAGGAGATTATAAATATGGGTAAGGGTACTAAGGAATGGAGAAACGAACTTACCGAACTGATAAACAAAGGGGCTTCGGCAGCTACTATTGTAGAGAAGATACGTTCTTTAGCTGAAACGTCAGGAGATGCACGAACATTTGAAATATTCAAGAACAAAGCCCATTTTGACAGTGAAGAATTGTTGAAGGAATATGAGAAATTGAAGATGGGTATAATGGGTGAAACTGAAGAGCTTGAAAAATCATTTAATGTTTTTGCAAACAGCCTTGAGAAAGAACTGAAAAAAGTATTTGTAGGTATTGATGTAAATAAATTAAATGATGCTCAGAAGGACTTTATAAGGATTCAATCTGAAAATTTTGCCACAACTAGCGAACTTGGGGAGAATGCTAAAAAATTGTTTAATGAATTTATTGACAAAAAATATGCTGTTAAAATAGAACTTGACGATAAGGAAGCACAAGAAGGATTGACGGGATGGAAAAAATCTCTTGATGAAATTACAGGACATAAATGGACTATTGCTATAAAGGCTGCCGATGTGAAATCTATGGAGGATTACTTTAAATCGGTAAAACAGGAATATAAAGACGCCAAAAGTTCAATAGAAAATTTACAGCGTACCATTGATATGTATGTTAGCCAAGGAAAGGTCAAGAAACTTGGAGATGAGTATCAAATTACAGGCATTGTAAGCCCTTATGAAGCCGAGCAAGTACAACAGACGGTATATGAGATTAACGCTGCCAACGAAGCGATGTCAAAGGCTACGGGAACAGCAAAACAATTCAACCTTGAACTGGAAAAGCAGAAGAAGGAAGCACAAAAAAGAGATCCTCTTGCTGACCTTTGGAAAAACAGGTTGTCATTGCTTGAATCCGCCTATTCCAAGTTCAAGGATTTGAGCATTAACATAGGAAAAGAGGAAGCTAAAAAGCAGATTGAAGCCATATATGGTTCACAGGCGTTAAAACTTGGTGTAGACCTTGTATATGACAAACAGGCTATTGTTGACAATTATAACAAGGCAGCAAAGGAATTGGAAACACGAGTTCCACAAGATGCTGTTAAAAATGCAAGGAAAGCTGCCGAATTGTCCTCTGAGATTTATGTTAATGCAGCTAAAAAGGTAATGAAAAGAATTACAGATGAGTTTGACAGATACAGGAACAAGTATGACTTCTTCCAGGATATACTTGGAATAACAGGTGATTCCGAACTTGCCTTAGACCTTGCCGTTCAGTTCAGCGGTGACACATCTACTATGGCTGAAAGTTTTGCGGCAGGTATATATAATAATCTGCAATCCGCATTGGCAGGAATGAATCTTGACCTTGGCGTTTCTGTCGTGCCCGACACATCTTCATTCACCTCAATGAACCAGTATATAAATCAGATACAGGAGGCAATTAAGGGGAATAAGAATATCGGAAAAGATCAGAAAGAGGTTATCCAAGGAATGATTGACGCATGGAAAGGCTATTTCGGTGAGATGGCTAGACAATATGCTAATGATTTGGCTGAATATGGAGATTATTATACCCAGGTGGATATTATCAGAGAAAAGTACCGTAAAAAGATCGCAACCGCAGAAGGAATGGGTAATACATCCTTGACTTCCGCATTGCAGAAAAGCGAAGAGATGGACTTGTTTAAGTTGACTACCGACTATCAAAACTTCTTCGGTGCGGTGGAAGCAATGTCTATGGAAGCTGCAAATACTGTAGCTGACAAGACAAGGGAAATGCTTAATAGTGCATTCAGATCGGGTGCTATCAGTGCAAGAGAGTACATGAAAGAACTTGAACGCGTGGACAAGCAGATAGAGAAGATGATGAAGAACAATCAGTCTGACTTGCAAACATACATGAAAGATGGTATTGAAGGTCTGTACAACAAGAGATATGATGCTGGAAAGTCAAAGATGATGGCAGGTATGAATGATATGCAACAGGCTATGGCTGACATCAAAAATGCTTCCAAGGCATATGAGGACGCAATGAAGAATGGTGATGAAGAAGCCGCCAATGCCGCTTTGAGTGCCAAGTCGGAAGCCGAATCAAGATATAAGAGCGGACAGGAAGCTGTCAAGACTGGTAAAGGAATGATGGCTGCCGCACAGAACGCTTTGCAGACGGTAAATCTTATCGACTTTATCATAACCAACATATACAATGCCATAAAAGCCATGCAGCAGATAATAGCATCCGTGTCCAACCTCATGGATTCTATGGGTAAGGATACCGAGAGCGGATTTATGCGAGAAATGAACCAGTTCTCGGAAGCTATGGGCGTTATGAATGAAGGAGTGAAGAAATCATGGGATTCATTCAAAAGCGGTGATTTCGCAGGTGCGATAGGCTCGGCTATATCCATGCCGCTTGATGTTATCGCTACGTTTAACAGACAGCATGACAAAAGGCTTCAAAAACATATAGAGAATCTTGAATTTGAATCAAAGAAGTTGACCAATATCTATAATATGCTCGAAAAGGAATTTGAGCACATTATAGACCCGGCAAAACTTGATGAGGTTACATCCCAACAGGTATCCAATCTGAAAGAACAGTTGCAAATTCAAAAGGATATTCTAGCAGCCGAAGAAGATAAGAAAAAGTCAGATAGAGAAAAAGTAGAAGATTACAAACAGACAATAAAAGAATTGGAGTATAAGATAAGATATTATACGGAAACGCTTGCCAAAGAATTGTACAGCATTGACTTGAAAGACTGGGCTAGCCAGATAGGTGACGCTCTTGTCGAAGCATGGCTGAAAGGTGAGGATGCTGCAAAGGCTTATAAGGACACTGTGGCAGACATTATGAGGGATGTTGTAAAGAAAATGGTTATGCAACAATATATAGAAAAAGTAATGAAACAGCTACAGACTACACTGTTTGGAGCGGACGGTACAGGTGGTATGTTTGCAGACCGAAAACTTGATGAAGAAGAAGCTAAAAATTTAGGAAATATTCTAGTTTCATTGGAGCCTGCTTTTGCAGATGCAATGAAGTTTGTCAATGAGATAAACAACGCCCTTGGTGGTATGCTTACCGAAACAGAGGAAAATGCGGAAGGTCTGTCCAATGCCATTGCAGGAGTTGACGAGAATACATTCAACCAGGCATTGGGTTATCTTAACGGGATGAGATACGAAATGGTTGTCCAAAGCGATCTTCTCCGTCAGTTGGTATCGTTAAACGGTGGTTCGGCAGGAACGGGAGGAACGAACATGACAGCCATACAGCAGTCACAGTTGGAGGTTCTCACCCAGCAGCTTGCCGCAACTATGGCGATAAAGACAGCACTCCTAAGTGTCGTTTCCATTGCCCCAAGGTCAGGCGGAAATGCGATAAAGGTTATAATTGACTAAAAACAAACGCCCTGCTAGCTTCACAGTTGGCAGGGCGTTCCAGTTTGATTATGAACAAAAAAAATCCAATCACTTGAGGTGCTTAGCGGAATCGAACCGCTGTGGTCGGTTTTGCAGACCGTTGACTAAACCACTCATCCAAAGCACCGATTGTGATGCAAATATAGAAAATTATTTTTTAAAACTAGATGGTTTCTAAGACTATTTTTGTTATTTTTGCACTAATTAAATATGTACACGAATGGCTATAGCTAAATATTTTATAAAGAAAGGAAGCGATACGGCAAAGGATTTGTATGCCACATACAGGCTGTATATACTTGAAAGCAAGGGATTATGGGATTTGCCGACAAGAAAGGAAGCCTATGCCGAAAAATGGTATGACAAGAACGGTCAGAAGGTGTACGAACCTGTCACGCCTGTTTACCAGCCAACGGAAGGAAGCATAACATTTGCCGCTTTGGGAGATGTGGAAACGGTAAAGACGAATATCCGTTCGTTCTATTCATATATAACCAATGTGATACCTGCCGCACAAGGTACGCCTTACGGTTCATCTTCATTCTCTATATGGAACGATATATGGGGGGAATCGGCAAAGCAGGTGATAAGATGCACGGGTTTTGAAACAGGCGCAAAGATGAGTTATCAGGACGTTCAGGACTTACAGAACCCGGACCGACTTGTATCCGCCTATACATTTTCGTTAAATTTCAGTATTGACCAACCAACGCTTTAAAGACCAATGATTTTACAGATTAGAAGAGGAAATAGGGTTATTGCGGAGAGTGCTGATTTTTCATACAGCCCGTCTTTGCAGGAAGTGAGAAAATTGACTTGTGAAGTCATTTCCGTTGTTCCGATAGAGTTCAAGGCATACAACTCAAAGAGCGAATCGGAATACGATACAGTCGTATATAACGGTAATACATTCATCCTGTACCAAGCCCCATCGGGAGATAATCTTAATGAAGCAGGAAAATACAAATACTCCCTTTTGTTTTACGGTAAGGAGGTGCTTTTGCAGAATGTGGCGTTTCTTGACATAGTAAGCGGAACAGGCGGTGAGATAAACAAGATAAGATACACACATGGCGGTCTGTTCCAGTTTTGGGGTGATGCAAAACAGCTTGCAGCACGTATAGAAGCGAATATACAGTCTTACAATGCGTCATTGGGTGTGGGATATACAGGCATTGGAACATGGACATTGAATGTGGATGCGGAAGGCGAACTGACAGAGGATATGATTGACATAACCGATGGCACCAACCTGTTTGAAGCATTGAAGAACTTCTATGACAAGTTTTATCTCAATTATTACTTCTCAACGACAGCGAACGGTGGGATAATAACCATTACGGACAAGACAAGGCCGTCCGTAAACTGGACATTCAAGCAGGGTGACGGTGGAGGTGCTGTAAAGGTTTCCTCTTCCGTAGACACAAGCACACCTGTTATAACCAGAATCATACCACAAGGCGGAAGCAGAAACGTTCCGCCCGAATACAAGAAGGGCGCTAAGCCTGCCGATGAATCACGTTATTGCCCGTATATCCTTCTTCCGAATGATTCCGCAGGAAATATAAGATATTATATTGACAGCGAATACGGATTGAAGAATTATGGTGTGAGAGGGAAAACCATATCAAACACATTCAGTGGAATATATCCTTCTATCAGAGGAAAAAAACTTGGTGATTTGTACCCGTCAGGACTTCCCGAATGGGATACATACAAGGCGGATGGAGAACCCGATCCTCAATCTGGCAAGGTGGCAGGTGAGGGAGCGAGCGCAGCAACACGGATAGACAAGATTATCGGTTCTACTCCGATAAAGAGTGATGATAGTGACAGTTTCTTCATTTATATGACCTCTCCCGGATTCAACCTAGGGTACAAGGTATATGAGGACGGTGATTCATCCGACAAGATAAATGACAACGTGCAGCCACAGTACAAGCCCCATGCTATGTTTGACAAGTACAGGGATTTTGAGAGTTTTGATATATATGGTACAAGGGCATATTATGACCAGCCTGTAAAGGTTACTGCCACATTCTCAGGAAAAATGCTTTTCAGTGTATTGCCCATAGGAAGTGATGCTGTAGGGAAAAAGGTGAAGATTAACCTACGTATGGTTACGAACCGTGTATTGGGTCAGGCTTCTCCTTTGAAAGAGGTTGTTATCGGAGAGGAAGGTGCTACTGGTATGCTTGAAATACCTTACGACAAGACCGCTCTTGTAGGATATATAGAAAAAGGTCAGAATACGACAGTCACCATACGTGTTGAGTTCACGTTTGATTCCGATGTTCCTGCTGGAAGCTGTAAGATAGGCTTTAGTGAGGAAATGACCTGCAACATACATTTCGGTAATCAGGACGGTTCACAGGACAGGTTCTATTATAAATACGCTTCTGTAACGGATGCAGTGTTCAGTATGCGTACAGGAACTTATACGGGAACAGAATTTAAGATAAACAAAAACGGTATTATTCCTCTTTACGGTGAGGTGAACGGTGATACGGGGGAAACGGAAGAGGATGTTGCCATGTTTAATAAGGGGGCACGATATAAAATATCATGCTACAGAACGGATAGCGACAATGCCAAACTTCCGCTTTATACGGATGGTAAATCTCCTTCAATTGCAGCAGGAACGGAGTTTGTCATTCTGAATATTGTCATGCCCGAATCGTATGTGACAATGGCTGAGAACACGCTTGAAAAGGCGGCTCTTGACTACCTGTCAAGATATGACCATGAGAACCGAACCGTTTCACTTGACATATCTAGCGGATTTGTCGCAGAGCATCCTAATCTTTTCATTGACTTCATAGAAGGAAATATGCTAAAGGTAAGGGATGATGGAATAGGCGTGTTCGATTTCTCTGATAACGGTCAGATAGTGGATATGCAGTTGCAGATACAGTCTTTGGAAATTAAATATTCTAAGGAGAATATGTTTCCGTCATATTCATGCACCATTGCAAGAAGAAAGATACTGTCTTTCTATGAACGGTTGGCACAGGAAAATCAAACGGCTTCAACACAGAATACGACAAATGTAACATTAGGCGGAAGTGGTACGGGAAGCGGAACAAATATTTTCTCTGAACAGCTACTTAATGACCTTATTGCATCGTTTCAAAAGTTCAACGGATGGTTTGAATGGGATGAAGTAAACCAAGCGTTACGATGCAAGTCAGCGTTCTATACAAACCAATGGATATCAGCGTTGGGCGCACAGAGTGGTAGCGGAGAACCGGGAGGTGGTGAAGGCGGACTGATTAAGGCCGTGTACGGATTTGCCGATTTAGGTAAGACGTTTGACGATTCCAACCTTAGCAATACATTCAACGCATATACCATCAACGAGATATGGAAGCTAGCCAAGGAAGGCGGAATGAATACGGACAAATTGTGGCAGGAGTTGGGAAAGGATGATCCGACAAAGAAAATTCACATATCCCATCTTCCTGACAATAAATTTGTAACGCTTGATACGGAACAGACAGTAACTGCAAGCAAGATATTTACTGGTCAACTGTCTACGGCAAATGTAGTTCCTAGCGTGAACAACGCATCCACACTTGGTCTTGAATCGAAGAGATGGGAGAATATTTATGCTGTAGATGCCAACATAAGCGGCACGGTGAAAACACAGGCGTTGCAGGTTGGCGATATAAAGATTATATATGATTCCGTAAACAAGGCAGTCACATTTGAGCACGCGGACGGAAATACGGAAATAGGCTTCTATACCAGAGGATGGATTTCCGCTTTAGGCGTATCTCCTGGAGGAAGCGGAGGAAGCGGTGGTGACGGACTTGTGAAAAACGTATATGGTTTTTCCAATCTCGGCACAACCTTCTCCGATTCAGACCTTGACAATACGTTTAATGCGTACACGATAAACGAGATTTGGAAAATGGCGAAGGAAGGTGGTGGTATAAAAAACATCACCCAGTCGGGAAGTGGAAATGCCGTAACAGACATGACACTTAGTTCTGACGGAAAAACCATTACTGCTGTATTCGGGGAAACATTCGCAAGGCAACAGGACTTAGGCACGCTTAACAATACCGTAACACAGTTAAGCAACAAGTTGAACAACTTCCTAGAAGGAAGCGATGCCGATAACATTATCAACAAATGGAAAGAACTTGAAGCGTTTCTTGACGGTCTTACGGAAAGCGACAACCTAGCCGAACTTCTTGCACTGAAAGCGGACAAGACCATAACGATAAGTGCAGGAACTGGTCTTACGGGAGGTGGAAACCTGTCCGCAAACCGCACATTGTCACTGGCTACCACGGGGGTGAATGCTGGTACATATACGAAAGTTACAGTAGACACCTACGGGCGTGTTACAGTTGGTGATAATCCTACCACTTTGGCAGGGTACGGGATTACTGATGCCGTTACCTTGACTACTGCTCAGACTATTTCGGGAAGAAAAACGTTTAGTCAGAACATAGTATTCAACAATAACGGTGGTATAACATATACTGATTCAAATGTAGTATTAAGAAACTCAGACGGTAATACAATACTAGCTAGCTTTGGAAATGGCGAAATAAATCTAAGACCTAATGGGCATAATAATACGGAAGGTGCTGTTTGGATTAATAAGGCAGGAAATGTTCAAGCACCATCAGTGTCAACAAATACCATTACGATAGGAGATGCCCAACTTGTTTACGATTCTGTAAACAAGGCTCTGAGAGTGAAGCATAGAACAGACGGAAACACGGTAGGATTCTACTCGGACGGTTGGATTACGGCTCTTGGAGTGCAGACAGGTAGTGCTGGTGGAGGAAGTGGTGTCATAAAGACCGTATATAGCTTCGCAAACCTTACTGACGGCACAACCTTCTCCGATTCAGACCTTGACAATACGTTTAATGCGTACACGATAAAGAAACTGTACGACATGGCTAGACAGGGAGGACTTGACGCTGATGCTATGTGGGCTGAATTGAAAAAGGCTGATTCAAGTAAAGTCATAGACGCAAGTCATATCCCTACTTCCGTATTGGACGGTAGATGGGTTACTTTATCCACCAATCAAACTATCACAGGGCAGAAAACATTTACGCAGCAACTAAAGTCGACTGTTGCCACAGGGTTATCACCGTTGATAGTTTCAAGCAATACGCTTGTTAATAATTTAAATGCAGATTTATTAGACGGTTATCATCAATCTGCATTTTTGCGGGCAGATGGTGTCAATCAACATGTAACACTTACAGGAGGGAATGGAAATACCGAAGGTTATAGGTTGGTGCTTGAGGCTACCGTAATTGGTGGATGGTCTATTAACAGTATGACATTTCTAGTAAATAGTAGACATTCAGGTACAGGTATTATAAGTATGGTATTTCATACAACGAATCAGGAAAGCACTAATTATACAGGAGCATTATACTATTATGGAAGCACTATTTCATTTGGTAACACGATGTGGCGATTATTCTATAATACTACAACCAAGAAGATAAGATTATTCTGGCATTATTATGATCATAATGATTGTCATGTATCAATCTTAAATAGGAGGGGAGTTACCACAAATATATCCAATGGAACTTGGTACACTACATTACCATCAGACAATGGGAACGAACTTCCATCATATTATAATAGGTCTGATACTACCGGCTCTCTTGCTACCTCCCGTACCCTTTGGGGTCAACCTTTCAACGGTACGGCTAACGTAAGCGGAAACATGACGGGCGTAGGTAACATAACGATGAGCGGTCAGCTTACTTCTACCGTAGCAAGTGGCACGGCTCCATTTATTGTGGTAAGTAACACTGTTGTGGGTAATCTTAATGCAGACATGGTTGATGGATTGCACCTGTCTGATTTTGACGGACGTTATGTCAATGTAACCGGAGATACCATGACAGGGGATTTGACTATGAATAACACCAAAGGATTCAATATAGGTGGGGGTACTAGAGTAGTTAAAACTTCGGGTAATTGGATTCATGGTGGTGGTAATATAGCTTCTTCAACCGATGCTAATTTACGTTTCGGCTCTTGGCTAGGTATAGGCTGGTATCCTACAATCAGCAGACAAACCGTTGCACAAGGGGAAAATGCCATGTGGTTGAATGTAAGAACAGGTGTGCTTAATGTAGCAGGTGGTATTAAAGAAAGCAATATATGTATCGGAAGGGTAGACTCCAATGGTAATTATAATATTAACTGTGCCGGAGAGATAAGCAGATACGACCATCATCTGTATTTACAGCGTAATTCGGGAAAAAATCTGATTATGTGTACTGGTGGAGGATTGGCAGGTATCGGTACTGACTCTCCTAGAGCTAAATTAGATGTGGCAGGTAATGTATATTCTACAGGATTCTTTTACTCCACTGTAGGTACAGGAACCGCACCTTACCAATGTTCTTCTACTACATTGAATACCAACTTGAACGCGGATTTACTGGACGGTTATCATATAAGTCAAATATCCTTAGGTTATCCTTCTGGTCACATAAAACACAGGGTAGGACCTTTTGGTGGTGGTCAAGATAAAAACTGGCGTAAGATAGTTACTTATGTCAATACTACTGGAGGACAATATAAAGCCTGTACTATTATAGGTACAATATGGATTAATCATGGAAATCACTCACAAGGACAGGTAACAGAAATACCTTTCCAAGTAGTACTTTACGCTTATGGGGGAACTGCCAATAGTCAGGTAAATAGAAATTATTTATATATTCCGCCTTATTGTACTTTTGATTGCATAAGAATAGTAAGGTACGCAAGTAACAGTTGGGAATTACAAATAAGACAGTATTCAGATTGGACTACTATTAATTGTGAATACTCTGCTTTTTCAACAGGCGGAGGTACGATTAATGCTGGACAGTTTAGCACTGATATTCATACTTCAACTGTTACAAATGCTTATAATTCAAACGTTACTACACCACAATCTCATAGCGTATGGGGTGTTACTAGAACGTTCTATATACAGGATTACCATTCTGTCAATACTGGAGCAGGAGTTAGTGTAAACGGAGGTTCAAACTGTTATTTGAAGTTACCGAGCACAACTAGATTTTCCCGTATTGATTTTTCCACACCAAATGCGAATATCCGGCATAGTGGGAACGACAATGGAAATGAGGTTGGAAGTTCGACCTTATCAAATCTTGTCATAGATTCATGGTATGGCGTTTCATTTACTACTACTTGTTCTAGCACGTATCAGAACAAGATAGCCATGTCAGTGAACTGCCGTACAGGGCGTGTCACAGCGAACAATTTCCATGCTGCAACTAATATTACAGCAAACGGAGCAATTACAGCCAAAGCGTCCTCTTCGGATATAAGACTGAAAACCGACATACAGGGTTATGATGCTATGGGTATTATCCGTAAATTCCGGAGTGTGAAGTATCACTGGAACGCTATTGCCAAGGAAAATTCCGAAGTGTTCAACCATGATAACTGGAATTACGGTCTTATCGCACAGGATTTGCTTTCCGGCGGTTATAGTCAGTGGGTGAAAGACGCTTTCAATGACTACTATACCATAGATTATGAAAGACTTATCCCTGTTGTATGGAAAGGTTTGCAAGAAGTTGATGATGAGGTTACAAGATTAAAGAAAAGAGTAATAGAATTGGAAAAGAGATTAGGAATTAACAATTAATAAATAAAAAAAGATTATGAGTCATTCTAACGGAAAGATTACAGCCCCGATAAACTTGGATGGTGACGTTTACGCCACTCTTGGCATAGGCGGTGTGAATGGGGCTTACGATTTAGGATACGCTTGTGCAAATACCCACGGGAAAATAAACCCGTGGGCACGGTACAAGCCTGTACGTTACGAAAGCCTTGCACCGGGTGAGAATGAAAAATGGTGGCAAGGATGGGATGGTAACTGTGGTGTCAAACCAAAACGTATTTCAAGCTATACCGATGCTGAGAATTACGCTGATGGAAGCATGAACGGATGGGAATACACCCCACCGACAGGTGGTAAGTTTCCATTTCGCCTTACCGACTTTAACGGATACAACCATCGTGCACAAGCCCCTATAAATAAGTTCATGTGCCCTACTACGGCGTCTAATCAGTTTAACAGCAGTAGTTTTACGTGTTCTGCCGCTATAGTGTTGCCATCGGAAGGGCATGATACGGATTATCTTAACATGGGTGACTTCTCCGAGATAGCCGAGTGTTATTTCGGAGTTTATGTTAAGCACAAGACCAGTCAGATGTACAGGCGTGTTACTGCCGATAAGAAAATAGGAACAGGGTATGCAATGGTGACAGTAAAGTCATGGGGAATGGCTACTGGTGATTGGGAGGTTTCTCCATTTCTAAGTACAGCTATATTGAATCAGGACGATCCCGATATTGCACATCTTGCATATTCCATTCCTATGATGAAAAAGGCAGAGATAGAAATTGTAGGATCTTATGTAAGCATATCCATAATTGGTGGTACTATGCCTTCTATTATGGGATATATTGAAGTCACTGTAAGAGTGAGAAACAGTTCAAGCAGCCCTGTTTCTTTCCGTAATAATAGCTGTATGGCTAGGTTTGCAAGTAAGAAATTTGAAGATCCTATGGTTATAGGTGAAGCAAGAGAAACAATAGAAGATTTCCAAGTATCCGCCAATTCTAGTATTGACAAGAAGGTGAGAATATTCATATCATCGGACTTGATTCAATCAGGAAGTTGTAGGGTATGGGTAAGCCTTAACAGTGCGGCATATAAAGATAGTACATTGCTTCTTTCTATGGGACCGCAGTTATAAGAACAATCATCCCCCTTGCCGTTTACCAGCAAGGGGGAGTTAATATCCGTTACTTTCCCACGATTATATTGAATGATTCAACCATTTCATGCAACACTCCATCAATTATTATTCCATTCAATCTCCTTTCGTTCCAAAATAAATAGCACCAAGTATGACAAACGAGCATCCGCAAAGGAATGCGAATATATGACTAACTATCGGGTTCATTGTTTCAATCCTTTAAAAACATGACTAATAACATCTATTGTCCATCCGTTTCCTAACAGACCCATGCCTATATGTGGCTGTACCGACTTGGTGTATCCTTCGGGTACGGTCTGTAATCTTTCCGCTTCCGTAATATTGGGCGTTCTGAAACCTTTTTCGGGATTACAGTCGGGTGAGTTGAATATCAACGGTGTAAGTGATTTTTTATATCTTCTTAACAACGATTCGGGGTTCTTGGCAAACCTGTTCCATGATTCAAGCATACACCATGATTTGTTTTTCTCCACATACCCGTCCGTAATGATGTCCTTGAACAGTATTCCCTTGTCCTTCCATGCAGGTATTTCCCAATTACACCAGTAGTATCTTGCTCTCATTTGCGCGGAGAAATCGGAACTGTTGATATACACATAGTCTACTCCAAGATGTGACGAAATAAAATCAGCCCACTCGGATTTCATCTTCACGTTTTCAAGCAGGAATTTTATATTAGGATTGAACTGTCTGATATGGTTCAGTATGTTGACGTATTCAAAGAACAGACTCGAACGCTCGCCATCAAAGTTTAGCTTTTCTTTTCCAAGTCGGGAGAAATCCTGGCATGGTGTACCTCCAATCAACAGATCAATATCTTTCCATTCTATATTCCATTCTTTCCAATTCCTGATATCACCTAACTCTATGATATCAGGATAATTGTCTAATGCCACCTTAATAGACGGTTCATTTATCTCGCTTGCGTAATACTTGTCTACCTTTATGCCTGCTCTTTCCAGTGCGATACGTCCGCAAGCTATCCCGTCACATAAACTTAGTACATTCATTGTTTTTTCAAATATTTAAAGATATGTTTGATTGTTTCTATATTCCATCCGTTCCCAAGCATCTTGTAACGCTGTGTGTCGGATATTCCATCCCATATATACCATTCGGGAACGGTTTGAAGCCGTGCACACTCGGTGGGGGTAAGCCTACGAATGCGAAAATTACCGTTATCAACTAGCGTCATACCGTTTGCCATTGCTCCCTTGTGTGATGTAGCAAGTAATGTATGAGCCTTATCGTCTATACTGCGTATATTTTTCTTTATATATTTGTTTGGAATTGTAATATCGGCAATATTAGGAGTAGCAATTATAACGCATGGTTGTGTGCTTCCATCATTATTACCCACCTGTATGTAATTGTCATTGTCACCCATCTTGAACAATCTTGTATTTATAGTGCGAGCCTTTTGTTCATACGGAAACTTGATAGGGCTAAACTGGACAGGACTGAATTTTTCCGTCTTTACCCTGCCCTTCAAGCATTCAATCATCTTGTCAGACAAGAAATATTTTTCATCAACCTCTTCTTCAAGAATATCCCTTAACAATATACCCCTATCTTCCGGCTGTGGAATATCGTCATGAATATCCGTCCAGTATATGCGCCTTCTGTTTTGTGCCGATACAAGTGCGGAGTTGATATGTATCCCTTTCCTCCCCATTGTTTCATTGAACACAGATTCCCATTTCTTTCCCATTTCCACATTTTCAAGAAAGAACTTGGGATTGTCACCACGCTCAATAAGTTCGTGGTATATACGTATGTATTCCCAAAACAGATAGGATTGCCCTTCAAACTCGAAACCGTTCTCCTTCAATTCAAGATACGTTTGCAAGTCTAGAACCTCCATGCCTTCTTTCGTTGAAAGCCCTTTTCTCTTGCCGGACATGGACAGGTTTGTGCATGGAGATCCTCCGATTATCAAGTCTATCTTATCCAGTCTGCTTACTTCAAGTTCTCTTACATCACCAAGCTGTATGGTGTCAGGAAAGTTCTGCATGGTTGCCTTTATGGCAAACTTGTCCACTTCGGACGCATAGTATTTTTTTACTGGAATGCCAAGTTCGGAAAGTGTTATCCGTCCGCACGACATTCCATCGAAAAGGCTAAGTACATTCATAGATATGTTTTTTTTAAATTTTCAGCAAATATACGACATAAAACCGTATGTAACCAATACGTTTAACTTTTTTTTAATTATCTTTGCGATAATAGATAAAATTCATAATATGCAGTTTTCCATAGTACCAAAAATAGATGCCGAGATTATGTTTTCGGAAGATGATCTGTCCGTTTTCAGACAATCGACAGACGGTCTGTATTATATGATACATACCGATAAGGTTATTGAAGTGATGCCTATGACGTTACCTGAGGACGGAACGGAACATCCTTTCCCTTACGACACATACGACACTGGCACAAGAGAGTTTGAGAAGCTGCTTTTATCTGATGAGTGGGTTAAAATGGATAAAAAATGAGAAAAATAGGTTTTTTTAACATAGGAAAACTTGGACTTGTCAAGTCAGCAGGTACAGGAAAGACCGATATAAACAAGGTGATAGAAAAATGGATACCAAAGCACATGGTGTTTTGGTATGATATGTCAAAGCCTGTGGATACATACAGCCAAAACTTTAATGACTGGAGGCCGCATCCCTCTATAAATGCTGATATAATTATAACAAGCACCTCATTTGTTATAACTAGATTTGCTACACTGAACGATACAGTAAAATGCTACATTCCTGACCAAACAAAAAATTTCCCAGGAATGAAAGTGGAAGTGAAAGGTATAGTTGACGGGCAGGAATTATACTGGGGATATAGTGCTAATGTAAAATTAGTTAATATCACACAAGACGGAACATATGATATTCCGCCATTAGGAACCGTAAACGGTAATCTGTCATTCAGAAACGGCAATATTGTCGGTGCTTGTAACATTACCATCACCCAGCTACCGTCAGGACAATCCGTTCCCACAAACGAGATACTAAAAGCCAATCCATACCTGCAAGACCATAGCGGAAACAACATACCGCTGAAACTTAACAATTTCCTGTTCGCGGCAATGAGCGGTGTGGGTGGGTATGATATTTCTAGTACCAATATTCTACCCGATAGAGCAAATGTTACTGTTACGGATAACAGGATTATACATATTACTAAGAAACTATCCACCACAGATGACATGGTAAATATAGTTCCATCAAATTCCAATCCTACACATAAATTTAAGGTTACAGGACTTTCTGATGGCAGACAAGTTAGTTTGGTAAACAGAAATGGCGGATTTTATACTTTTGACAACGGGGAACATGAGGTGACATTAACCTATCCCGAAGGAACCACTTCATTGTATAACGCCATAGGAGTTACAGGGGATATAGGAGATATGGACGTAACAATAGAGTTCCTGCCTAAATATCCCAACGCCCTAATAACTGATGGAGTGGATGATTACGGTGTTGTGGAGAACTTGCAGCAGGGCGTTAAGGTGTTGTTTGTAACTATCAATCCGTTCATTGGTGGAAAGTTTATCTATGACCAAAGACTGAATACTACTGAACCTTGGCTGTTTGCCGTATTCAATGACAAAGGTAGTATTGCTTATAATAGTAGGAACTCAAACGGCAAGACCTATATTGATGGAACACTGAATGAATCTACAAGAGTTTCCGCTTTGTTAAACAAAAAGCAAATAATCACCATAGTAAACATTGATGTGACAGGTGATAAAACTAAAACTCCTGTATTCTTTAGCAATACTGACCATAATAGCGGATGGATTAGTTCAGCTTTCTACGGCTCCATCGGTTTCGATTCCGTTCCCGCCCAACAAACCGACGGATTCACCGAGCAGGATTTAATTGATTACTATATACCAAAGGCTATCGTAACGATAACGGTGGTGGACGTATCAGGCTCACCCATACAGGACGCAACGGTTACGGTGGGAGGTGTACAGTACAAAACGTTGTCTGACGGTACAGTGAAAGTACGGGGTATAGCAAATAGCACGATGTCGCTGTCTGTAAAGAAAGACGGGTATATGCCGTTTTCTGACAATTCATGGAAGTTTGCCGATTCAAGGATAACGCTAGAGGTGCTTCGGAATACCGTAATCACCGAGGACGGATACAACATATTGCTTGAAAACGATGGTTTAATATTAACGGAATAATATAATGGAAGATAATCTTAAAATTTCACAGATGCCTCCCGTTGAAACCGCTACGGGAGAAGAGATGATACCATGTGTGACGGGAAGCCCTAAGCAGAACAAATCCGTCACGGTGTCCAAGATAAGACAGGGCATGGTAAAGGACGAAAACTATGTGCATACCGACAACAACTTTACTACCCAGTTAAAAGCCAAACTTGACGGGATAGAGGAAGGCGCACAGAGGAATACCGTCATAGGCGTGAAAGGTAATGCCGAACAGTCTTACAGGACCGGGAATGTCAATATAACGAAAGACAATTTAGGCCTGTCTAATGTGGACAATACGTCCGATGCAGAAAAGCCTGTATCCACCGCACAGAAAGTAGCCCTAGACAAGAAGGTAGACAAAGTAGAAGGTAAAGCGTTATCCACAAATGATTTCACCAATGACTACAAAACGCTTCTCGAACAGATAAAGATGCAGCAGGGTAATATGTATGGAGTGGAGATGAGAAGAGGACAGACAGACCCTGTATTTCAGACATGGATAGGAAAGGAAGAGTTCAAACAATCCCATCCCATCCTCAACTCGTTCCGTGTGGCAAAGGTAAAGGACGGTAAGGTGGTCGGATTCCTGGACCAGACCAATTTCTTCAAAATGGCTGATGGTAGCCCGTCAAATATTGTTATTAACGGAGATGATGTAACAGATGACGGAAGTGACATCATGCTTGTAAACACCAAGTCTTTCTGGGTAATCAACGGAGGAACGGATGATACATACGAAAGAAGGCTCGTCAGTGACGCTCCGTTTACATACGGTGGCGATACGGCCATAGAGATAAAACCGTTCGGAATGAGTATCGGTTACTCCACGATAAAGGATGGGAAGCAGAGATCTATTTTTGACAACACGGTAAAAGGAACAACATCAGCAGGAAATCTAGGCGTGAACATAATGGAAGGAAATGGATGGCCTACGACAAATGTATCACGTTTTGATTTTGAGAAGTATGCTAGAAACAAAAATACGGATACGGCAAAGAACTATCCTTACGCCAATGCGTTCGCCCTTGACCTTGAAGTGTGGTGTACGCTTCTCTTTATCAAATTCAGAACAAAAGACCTACACGCACAGTCTGTTTGCGGAAAAGGAATATCATCCAACGATTCAGCCCCCGATGCGTCAAGCTGGGGGAAAATGACAGGCGTCAGATTCAAGAAGGCGGACGGTCAGACCTATGTGTATTACAAGATGAACGGGCAAGGATTTAAAGCATCAGAAACAGGAACTGCTTACAATTTTTCACAGCTTATAAACAACTACCGTCCTTGCATGAAGATGTTTGAAGCGCAGCTTGCCATGTCATACGCAAAGGAACACAATGTCGCTCCCGACACCGAGTTTGAATATGAAAGCACAAAATACAAATACTACAACTTCCAAGGTCATAACGGATTGGCTGACGGGGAGATGTCGGGTATCGTAGCCAAGTTTGTCAATGCAACTGTAACTAGCGGATGGAGTATTCCTGACAATGCGGCAGTTACAAACCGTGAAATAGAGATATGCTTCACACAGCCTATCATTCGCGGACGTATTGTCGGGTGGGGAGATATATGGATGTGGTACAGTGGGATAGATTGTGTCATGCACGATTCCACATCCATAGACATCTATCAGACCTATGACGTGAACAATCTGACTACGGACAATGTAGCCGCAGATAAGAATCCCGGGGAGTCTTACGGTTTTGAGAATACGTATGATTTTATCGGTTCTATGGCTAGAGGTGAAGGATATATAACGAAGAACTTTAAGAACTCTCTTATTGGAGAGGTCAAGGGAAGCAATCTTCACACGGGGGAATGCCATTACAACTGGTTTACGGGAAATGCAGGTTCGGGTAAGATTGGAAGGCGTGGTGTTTGCTTTGGTGGTAGGTCGTACGACGGCTCTTGTTCTCTGCGGTCTGGTCTTTTGCTCCCTGTTCCTTCGATCGCGAGCACGAACATCGGTGGCGGCTTTCGTTGTACAATAACCCAATCCTAATTTTTCACGAAGTGAAAAATCCCCCTCCCAAAACTTGCAAAATATATTAATTATGTTTAAGTTTGCATAATAAAAATCTAACCAAATGCGTCAGCAAAGTTAAATAAGTCTGTCAAAGGCGGTTAGTTGAAAAAAGGCGGTCTGTAGAATGGTGGTGTTTACTTTGGTGGTAAGTCGAACAACGGCAATTGTTCTCTGCGGAATGGTAATTTGAACCATGATCCTTCGAACGCGAACACGAACATCGGTGGCAGCTAACGTGCTAAAAAAATTACTGCTATACAGAAGCCTCGTTAGGAAGATGAAAAATGTCAAGACAACCCATTGTTTGAGGATGGGAACTTATTAGTACATTTACAGTTGTAGGTATATGGAAAGTTAGTTATCTTTGGCTCAACGGACAAAGAAAAGCACGTAAGATGAAAAGATTGAACAATATTTTTGAAACGATAAGCAGTATGGATAATATTATCTCTGCTGCTGAAAAGGCAAAGAAAGGAAAGAGAAATCACAGGGGTGTGAGGGATTATGAGAAACATAAGGATGAATATCATCAGAATGTTTATCAGATGCTCAAAGACAAATCATACAAGGTAAGCAAGTATGATGTGATAGAGAAAGTGACTGATGCAGGAAAAGTAAGGGAGATACACAAACTCCCGTTTTACCCGGACAGGATTATCCAGCACAGCCTTTTGATACCCATGATGGACAGATGGACAAAAAGTCTTACACTTGATTCATATAACTGTCTGCCCAAAAGGGGTATTACAAGCAAGGTGAAAAAGCACTCCCTTGTGAGAAAGATGAAACGTACATTGCTTGAAATGGATAAAAACGGAAAAATATACGTTTTAAAAATGGACATTAAGAAGTTTTATCCGTCTGTAAGGCACAGCGTTTACAAGAAGGCATATAGCAAGGACTTGAAAGACAGGGATGCGTTATGGCTTATGAATACGCTTAACTACAGCAACAAAGGTCTGGCTATTGGTAATCCTGACGCTCAGATAGGAAGCCATTTGGTATTAAGATCTTTGGATCATGTTGTAAAGGAGCAGTTCAAAGTAAAGCATTATTTCAGATTTGCCGATGACATGGTGATATTATCCCACGACAAGAAACAGTTGCATGAGTGGCTGTGGAGGATAAGAAATTACCTGTGGTATGAAAAGAAACTGGAGATGAAGAAAAATTACAGGATATTCCCTGTTTCGGAAGGGATAGATTTCGGTGGATTCGTCTTTACTCCCGGTCATACCAAAATAAGAAAGAGAATAAAGAAAAACTTTGCGTCAAAACGCAATAACCCTAAATCCATTACGAGTTATATGGGTATGTTGATGCACTGTGATTCTAGGAACTTGATTAATAAAGTTTTAGTTAATAATAATAGCCACATGACAAAGATTAGTGACTTAAATATAAGAGTGTCAAGAAAGTTTGACGGAAAGGATATAAAGATAGACAAACTTGTCGATGAGCATATAGACATTCTTGATTTTGATGTAAGACCATCTACAAAGAAGGACAATAGTACATGGGTAAGAATGCAGATACTGTTCAAAGGAGAAAAATGCTTTGTGAAAGGCGGATACGAAACATTAGGAGCATTCCTTTCCCAAGTAGACAAAAGCCTTTTACCATTGGAAGATGTTGTCATAAAATTCAATAGGGGTTATTATTTTGATGGAACATTAGATATTTAAACTATGGAAAGAGGTTTGATTTTTGACGAGAAGCCTGCCTTTATCTTTGATTTAGGCACTGGATATAGCAATGTTCATTTAAACATTGAACAAGTTGACGAACCCGAAACGGACGATATGGGAAATATTGTACAGGAAAAGTTCGTCAAAAAGTGGAAAGCCGATGTACAGCGTGTAAAGAACCCTGTATCATACGACAAAACGGTAGATGCCGCCATAAAAGATGAATTTCCCAACGGAGAAGAAGAGGCCGCTCTTAGAAAGGGTATTTTAAACAAACTTGACCCAGATTATGTAAAGCTGAACGAGTTTGCCGAAAGTGTTAAACAATCTTACTTAAAAGGATATGGAGAGCAATGACAAACAACAGATAGGTGGATATTTCTCCACAAAAAACGCTTCAAAGGATGAAGCGTTAAAAGGTATAGTAGCTGCAAGAATATCAGCATCCGAAGATATTACCGATAAGGAGTACACAGTATTGTCAAACCTTATAAGAGTAGCGACATCGGATGGATGCCGTATCTCATTGGTACAGGAAACGAAAAGCAGATCAAGCAGAATAGCACCAACAGGAATGCTTCTCCCAGCAGGAACGGTGGAATATTTTTCAGTCACACCGGGAAGCAAGGTAAGTGTTACGGGAACAGCAAACATATCATCTATTGAGTAGGACATGGGAATGAATTACAACACGATATTAGCCTCTTTACTTGACGGAACATCTCTAGCATTGAAAAGCGGAAACTCGAATGTTGATGCGGAACGGTTCAATTTCCTTACTGACGCAATAAACAGATCAACTATCATACCGTCTTATTTTGATAGAGAAAATGCCATTAAGTATCTTGATGTGAGCGACACAGAGTTTGCAAGACTTACATATAAAGGCACTAAATTTCATCCCGTACAACCGTTATTATCTCCTGTGAGAGTACAAGGAATGACAAAGCCCGTTTATTTGAAAGAAACATTGGATGCTCTTAAAAACAACGGGCTTATACGTCCAAAGAAGTCAAGGGGTAAATACAAGACTAAAAACTAGACAACCTCATACGCATACATTGTAACACAATCATCTTTATTCTCCATATTAACCGCTTGGAAAATGTTTTCTTCATTATCCAAAGCGGTTATTTTATATGTTCCGTTCATCAGATCAACAGTGTCACCTAATTTTATATAAGCGTACTTGTTTCCACTAGGTATTAAATACGTAATCTTTATTGGATTATTATTCCATTTTTTTAATTCTTTCATCTTCAATCCCTCTATTTTAAAATTATTGCGCTAATATACGAATAGGAAAAGCAACATACAAGAAAATAACTTATTTTAACAAGTTTAAACTATCTGAAACACAATAAGTTATACTACGAAATTTTTATTTTTGTTTAGACCATCCATGTTGTAAATTTACATTCGTAAAGATGAGTGCACAGTCTTTACGGGAGTTATAATACACACACATTAAATTACAATATTATGGGTTCAGACAAAATTTTTATGTTCGACAATCCTGCCGCTGGAGAAAGCGCAGGTATTATGTCAATGATTCCTGCACTGTTGCAGAATAAAGGATTAGACCCCAATCTTGTAGCTGCCTTGATGAATGGAAACAAAAATCAAGACGCTTGGGGTGGTGCTGGTTGTTATTGGATCTGGATTATCCTGCTCTTCTTCCTGTGGGGTGGTAACGGATTCGGTAACGGGTTTGGCAATGGAGCAAACGGAATCCCTGCTCAATTGAACAATGAAGCAGGACGTGAATTATTGATGAATGCTATTCAAGGAAACGGAACAGCTATCAACCAGTTGGCTAGCTCTTTGAACTGCTCTACTCAACAGTTGCAGAATGCTATCTGCCAAATTCAAGGACAGATTCAGCAAGTTGGTAACCAGGTAGGTCTTTCCTCTCAACAGATCATCAACTCAATTCAGTCCAATAGTGCAGCTATCGGTTCTCAGCTTGCTTCTTGCTGCTGCGATATCCGTACAGCTATTGAACGTCAGGGATGTGATAGCCGTTTGGCTACGGTAGAGCAGACCAATACTTTGACAAGCAACACAAACACTCAGTTTAACATCTTGTCAAGTAAGATAGACGCTCAAACTCAAATCATCCAAAGTGGATTCTGCGAGTTAGAAAAGAGAGAAATGCAACGTGAAATTCAGCAGTTACGTCAGGAAAACAGCAATTTGGCTCTGGCTGCTTCTCAACAGGCCCAGACTGCAAATATAGTTGGCCAACTTAAGGCTCCGTGCCCGGTTCCATCCTATATAGTGCCTAATCCAAATTGCGGTTGTGGATATGGTTATCCGTTCATGGCTGGTTTTGGTGCAGGTTATGCTGCTGGTGACAACTGTGGTTGCAATTGCTAAAGTTTAGTTAAGAGTTTTTGATTTGTATATAAATTACAAGTCAGAAACTCTTACCCTGATGCAAAAATAATAAAATTTTAAAGAAAGGGAAAAGTTATGAGTTATTTTTTTAATCCTTATATGGCTGGCTATACTGCTAACCGTTTCAGAGGAGTACATAGGCTAGACTTTGGAGGGATACCTTTTATAAGAACTTCTTCTGTTACAACAGATACAACAAATTCCGAAGTTATATACGGTATTAGTCCATGTCTGTTCAGACGATTACCTAATCAAGGTATCTTACTTCTGAGTGTAAACCATGTTCCTGCTGCCGGATCTGACGCTTACCTTGTTTCTGTGGCTACTACATTGACAAATACTCCGTCAACCACGACAAGTAAAGTTCCTTTGGTAAACGGTTCTGGAGATCAAATGCCATCAAGTGAGATTTCACAAGGAAATAAATACTTTGTCTATTATGACAAATGTAATGGAATATTCCAAGTAGTAAATCATATTGTTACGCCTACTGCTGCATCGCAGGCTAAAAGTACGGTGAAATAATATTAAAAAGTTATAAGTATGTTTCAATCAATACGACAAGGGCAACAGTTTTTTATATTGCATAAAGGTGAAAATCCTAGGTGCGATATAGGTACTGTGATAAGTGTTTCAAATCCTGTCCCTAAATATCAGAATGGATATGCATCATATCCTCTTCCACAAAATGAAATGGTTGTGGATGTGAAAGTAAAAGTTGGCGATGATACTCTTGATTTTCAAAAGTTACCAGCCAATCTTAGCATAGCAGACTTTTCCCAAGTAGGAGGAAACGTAGTTGTATCAGAAAGCAAAGATGCTATCAATGCTGAGATAGAAGCTATGAAAGTGAGCAGTATGCGAGTAGTAGAATCTGTAGAATATCATCAAAAAGTAATCAAAAGCTGTGATGAAATGCTTACCGCATTAAATCCTGCATTTGCGGAAAAAGCTCAACAAGATAAGGAAATGAAAGAGCTTAAAGGTGAATTGTCTCAGATAAGGGATATACTTGCTCAACTTGCTGCTTCGGGTATCAAATTGCCAGATGTGCAACATACAAACAACAACAACAATAACAACAACAATAAAAAATAATAACTATGGGTTGGAAAGTATATGGAATGGGCCGTAGCTTTGAAGGCGAAGATATGGACCGCGAATTAGAAAAAGCGTATAAAGAAGGTTATCGTGACGCTATGGAAGAAATGGATGGTCGTTATGGTGAACGTGGAATGCGTAGAAGAATGGACGATGATGGGCGCATTTGGGACGATGATGATGAATACGGAGAAAGACGTGGAGTCAAAGGTACTGGTCCCTACGCTAGACGTAGACGCTAATTCAATTGATTTAAGCCCGTAGTGGTTTACTACGGGCTGTTTTTCTTTAAAAACAAGAGCTATGGAAAGAACAAGATTAGATGTATATGAGAAACTTCCTTCTGGGATGGAAAAATATCTTGCAGAACACGGATGGAACTTCTCAAAGAAATTATGTGAATATGCCGTTTCAAAGATGAAAGATAGAAACGGAAACAAGTTACACCCGTATGACAAGGATCAAGTAGAAGCATTGATGAAACAATTCAATGTTGAATTGAAAAATGATGTAGAATACAACAAGGTTTATGTGTTGAATATGGTACGTGCCGATTATATGGGTTCGTCTATAGTCAACGAACAATACGCTTGTATGTTTGTGAAAGATTATCTTGATGATGTTGACGGAAGCCCTACACGTGCTCTAGATGAGTATTATGCTAAATGTATAGCTTGTGGAACTCCGTTTTCCTGGGAAGATTATATTTAATTGTTATGGTACGACAAAGACTATACATCGAAGAATATGATTGGACAGTTGATGTGTTCTATTCTGTAGACAAACACTCTTACTTAAGAGCAATATACAGGTTAGAATATATTGGCTGTCCTTTTCATTTATTGAACAGAATAACGGATAAGATAAAGACTGAGAAGTATAATTATGGTGTTACATATTCAAATGATAAGTGCACTGTAATGATTATCAGTCATAGTACATCTGATGAAGAATTTATGAATACACTGGAGCATGAAAAACAACACATGATTGGTCATATAATTGACTATTACGGCATAAAGCCTTCATCAGAAGAAGCCGGATATCTTGCAGGATATGTAGGTGCTTTATTTACAAAGCCTATAAAAGACGAAATTTGCGATTGTTGTAAGAAAAAACTAAAATAAATCATTATGAAAAAGATTTTTATGGCTATGATTAGCGGAAAAAGCAAAGAAGAAGTATATGATATGCTTAACGATTCGGAAAAGGAAATCCTGTTCGGTATTGCTCAAAGCATGGGAATGACACGGGTGGAAAGAAGAAAAATGAAAAGAAAATACGAAAAGAGAAGATAGGGAAATTCCCTATCCTCTCTATTATCAGTTAAAACTTTTGTATAATTCAAGATTGTTGAAAACATAACACTCTTTATCCTTGATTTGAGGATACATATAAGAGGGAATATTCGCTATCTTTCGGGAATTACCCCAATATGATATTCGTTCGTCTATATCAAACAGAAGTTCCGGAGTATCGTAGAACAGGTTCAATTCTCCTGCCTTTTGTACATCTTAATCCCATTTGCCTTCGTCACGGGCAATATATAGTTGTGAGTTACTCACGCTTTAGGCGTGAGCTTCTTCCTGCTTCTTCCTGCCATTGCTTTTATGACAGTCCACAGGCTTAACTTTCCCACGCTCCGTGGGTAGGGCTTTCAAGCCAAATTCCTTTATATTGCAAGCTGCATTGAAGTCACGGTCATGGTGTGTGCCACATTCCGGGCAGATCCAACTGCGATCGCTAAGTTTCAATCCTTTATAGATATATCCGCATTTGCCACAGGTCTTTGAACTTGGAGAAAATCGGTTTATCTGAATGAAGTTCACACCATACCAACTGCATTTGTATTTAAGCAGCGTAAGAAACATCCCGAAAGATGCGTCACCTACTGCCTGTGCCAAGTGGTGGTTTTGCATCATTCCTTTCACGTTCAAATCCTCCATGCAGATGGTACGCATTGGCTGTCGTGCGTCAGTGCATAGGTGATTTTGTGAAGGTTATCCTTACGGCAATTGGCAATATGTTCATGCAACCTAGCTACGCGGATGCGTGCCTTGTTTCGGTTGGCAGAACCTTTCTGTTTGCGGCTCAACCGCTTTTGAAGTAGTTTCAAACGGTCAAGGCTTCGTTGCAGGTTTTTCGGATTGTCAAACGTTCTCCCGTCAGAACATACGGCAAGTGATTTGATACCCAAATCTATACCCAAACACGTATCGCCATGTGTCGGTGTTGTCGGAAGTTCTTCAATGTCCGTGTCAACCAATACGGAAGCGAAGTATTTTCTCGATGGTGTCATGCTGATGGTGACGGTTTTGACCATTCCCTTAAATTTGCGGTGAAACACAGCAGGAATATCCTTTACTTTCGGTATGGTTATTGTTCCTTTGTCGAAAGCCACGACACAATGCTGGGGGCACTGAAAACTCTGTCTGTCCTTTTTGCTTTTTAACTTAGGAAAGCCTACTGCATGAGTATCACGGAAAAAGTTCTTAAAGGCGGTGTCAAGATTGCGGATGGAATTAAGAAGGGCTTGTGAATTTACTTCGTTAAGCCATTGTTTGTCTTTCTTCAATTCGTTAACCATCATATCCTGAACAGTCTTGTATGATACGGACTTTTTCTCATGTTCATATACTTCAATCTTTAGCTTTAGTGCCCAGTTATAGACAAAGCGACAGCAGCCGAAGGTCTTGGCAAGCAAAACCTTCTGTTCGTCTGTCGGATATATTCTATATTTGTAGGCTCTCAGCATAGATTATTTGTTATTAATTGTATTGCAAATATATAATATTATTTTTATATTTGCAAGTGAAAAAAAACTTTTTTTATGACTTTAGCAAAAAGATACACATCAAATGCACATTGCGTTTCCAATTTAGGATATCACATTGTATTTTGTCCAAAGTATAGGCGAAAAGTACTAGTAAACGGGGTAGATGAACGATTGAAAATCCTGTTGAAGCAGAAAGCAGACGAACTGGGAATCACCCTGGAAAACATGGAGGTCATGCCTGACCATGTTCACCTTTTTATACGAAGCAAATCTACATACGCCATTCATTTTGTAATAAATCAATTGAAGGGTTATTCTTCAGTTTGCTTACGAAAGGAATTCCAATGGCTGCGTAGCCGATTACCATCACTTTGGACACGATCCTATTTTGTAGAATCTGTTGGTCGCATATCCGAGGAAACGGTAAGAAAATATATAGAAAACCAAAAGAATGTATGAACAAAAGCGCTATTATCCCCTGCCTGAAGGCAGGGGAATTCCCGCTTAATTCTTAAAGATGGGACAACCTCTCCATTATCATCAATCTCATAATCTGCGATATAGGCTAACTTCTTCGCTTCGGGAACCAATATCCTTTCATGAGCCATAACCGTTATACAAACCTTGCTTCCAACAGGGAATCCTTGGTTGGATTCAATGTATTCCTTTTCCAACTGTTCCTTTTCTCCATTCAATTTTTTTATCTTTAAATCAATGGCGTATCTTTTGCTTAAAAATTCTTCCTTATTCATCTTTTTTGCCATTCTAATTGATCCTAACATACTTACCTGCTATATCACAGTTTCTTAATATTTCCGCGTTGTTTTCACCAAAAGCGATGAGAATACTGCCACAGCCAGGAGAATCCCCACGAGTTCCGTCTGGACGGAAGAATCTGATTCGGTTACGCAAGAACTTCATTGCCGTTGCCTTTTCGAATATCACATCCTGAAACATCTTTGAATCACAGCGATTGAAAAGTAAAGCAATACCGTTTCCATGTTCTGCCATCCGTTTAACGAAGCATTCTATAAGAGGACGGGAATAAGGTGGGTTCAACCAAACACGTCCTTTCCATTCCTGTTTTAACCCATCGTCATTTTTATTGTACATGACATTTGCCGTTTTATAGGGGGGGGCTAATGGGGCACATGGGTCTAAATCAAATTCACCTAATGCGTCTATAATTTCTTTCGGTGTGTACCATTCATCGGTACTATTAGACGATCTTTCAAAAGTTGTATTCATTTCTTTTATGTTTTGAGTGTTATTTATTTCTCTTTTAACGAAACATTTCTATTACCACTTTATTTTCCGAGTTTCCATCATCAGGATGTACATCAGTAAAATCAATGACAGAAAAATCATATAGATCAGGAATGTATTCAGTTTGATAATCTCCTGTATTCATTACGATATTTATTTCAGCATCCTTATTGACAACTAACATTAGTTCGTCAATCATGTCTTGGACAGTAATTATTCTTTTCATCATTGTTTATATGGGTTTTACAAAGCCGCCTAAGGCTCATATTTATATCAATTTTAATGCTTCCTGTAAACCAGCTTCAAGTGCGTCTTCGTAGACATCCCATTTACCACCATCATTAGGTCCTTCATAAACAGAACTGGTTATATGAGTTCCATTGTCAGCTTTAGATATTTCGTATCCATAGCCACAAGCACAGTTATATACACATATATGAATATTTTTGGTTTCACGTAACCACTTCTGGGCAACGGATTGAGTAGGGCAAGAATAAAATGATTTAGGTAAATCCTTACTAGTTCTAAATATGGTTTCCATCATTATACCCTTATGATTAATAATATCTTTGCAATACTCATTAAATCCTTTCTCTTTCAGCAGCTTCGCTGTTTCTAATGTTACAAGTTCTTCGGTCATGGTTGGTTCTCCTTTCCTTTAAAGTGTTCAATCAGTTCGTCTACGGTAGCCTTGTGATAATATGGTAAGTTAAAATCATTAGGCATCCCATAGAAATCCATTCCAGATAAACCTCCATCAGAGCCATCCCGGTATATACCCCAATCGCCCTTACCATTAGTGAATAATTGATTGTTGTCTGTATTATCCTTTAATGCAGCTATAGCCAGAAAAAGTTCCTCATTCGTTCCGCAATCAACACTATCGGTTTCGTCAGGATGTGGAATGTTGTTAAAAAACTCAATATTATATAGTCCACATTCGGGCGAGGTGAAAATACATAAATCTTCGTTAAGTTCCGCCCCAAACAATCTATATCCTAACTCATCTAATTTCTTTCTAAGTTTATAGGTACTCTTGCGTATGAAACACGGTGTTGTAAATCCCATAGTTATTCCTCCTTAATTATTCGCTCATTTATAATAAACTCTCCATGAATATCAATGGGAAGCATATTGGAAACACTCGCATGATAAGTCTTACCGTCCATTGCCTTACATAGTGGATGTATTTCTTTAGGCATAGGGGCAGGACATTTTTTACAATGTCTTATCATTTCAAAATGTCTGTTTTCCTTATTGCCACAACATTCACAATGAATTGGATAGTAAAAATAAGTACGTTCCAACTGGGTTTCTTTTCCACATATTTCGCATCTGCCCCATTCTATTGAATTACACATGATTGTTCCTCCTTCTCTGTTTTAATATCTGTTACTTTACCACGACTGACAAAACACTGACCTATTCCCAAATCTAGTATGGCACAATAGTTATCATCTAAAATATTACAGCATTCCCGGGATAAGGAACACTCATTACAAAATCCTTCTGATGATTCATGCAGCACCCCATCTATTATTATTCCGTTTTTTACTTCCATATTAATCTCCTTTCTCTTTAATCCGTTCAATATATGACTTATGCTTATAAATTGCTATTTTCTTCGTTTCTGATTTGTTTTGAATATTATTTAGAATATTGTTGTACTTTTGTACACGTATTTGTCCCAAAATGCCCTATCGGGCAGTCATCACAGTAAAAAGTAATACTTCTGTAGTCTGCATTACTTCCACATGGATGCTCGGTAAGCTCCATAACTTTATCATTTAAAAGTCGTACATTCTCTTCGAGTTCATTCACCTTATTAATAGGTGTTAGAGCTTTATATTCTTGTTCTGTTAAAATATATTGCATATCATTTCTCTTTTAATCGTTATAACACATCTTTATTTGCTTCTAATATTTCATCGAAAGATGGAATGGGTTGCCAGCAGATAACTTTAATATCATCCTCAGTTACCTCTTTACCTCGATAAAAATTAACACTATCATCAATCCACCATCCATCTTCATATGTAAATACGTCTGTACATTTAATATATTCGGAGTATTTATCACATTTCCATAAGTCCCATAAAAATCCAACAAGTACACGCTGCCCTTCCTCTGGCAACCGTTCATTAACGCTTATCCAAGGAGATTGCTTTGACTGCCATTCGACACCTTGTCTGAATGCCTCTTTAACTAATCTCATTTCTAAGCTATCATCGTAATGGCATTCATAACAATCTTCTGCCGCTTCACGTGCCACTTCTTCTACTGTCTGTTTCATATATCTCCTTTCCACCTATCCTAGCAGCATATACATTACTACTAGGAATAGGTAATAAATTGTTGTTTTACTCATTACTATTCCGTTATTAGTTAATTGGCAGTTTCATAAAACACATCCACATAGTCTTTCCATGTCT